CCATTACTTACCTCCCCGTGTTGCGATTATATAGAACGTGACAGTGACCATCACTAAAAGAAGCGAAGGTAACATTAGTAAAATCCATTCATTAAATTCTCTTAACCAATCTTTTATAGTATCTCTACCCATATCTTTCTCCTGCCAAATTGTATTGCCTTATCGTAAGACTCCATGAATATATCTAACTTGTCCGTATGTCCTGCACCAAACCTATCTTCTACGATATAGACATGTCCGTTTATCCGTACCATTGTACAGAAAGGTAAATGGTCACATGCAACCGTCCTACCCTCTACGGGATAAACCCCACTTGCGGTAGGGTTTCCCGTAGGGCAATAGGCGGTACAGTCCATAAGTTGCCAGACAAGGAGTCCTATTAATAAGGCGTTGCGTAGCATTTATTCATTCCGCTATCAGACTTGTATTCTTCGATTTTTCTTATCTTTTTATTAATCTTATCAATTCTTTTCTGTACTTCTTTAAAGTCTCTTTTGATTGTCATTCTGCGTTCTTCTACATATCCAAATTCCTTTTGAACTTGTTCTTTGAAATCGTTAAGTCTTTTTAATTCCGTAAAAAGAGCATCTCTTTTTTTATATATTTTTTTCATTTTCTTTTTACCCATTACGCTACCTCCTCTTCTTCCTTCTTGTCCTTAGAGTACGACCATGATTGTCCCGGCTTCTTCTTGGGACAATATGATGCTTCGCTCATATCAATGTCTTTGGGTTTCTTCGCTTTGATAAACTTGTCTCTCTTGATGATTGACCCGTTTATCATGTTGACCAGTTTCTTGTCTGCGTCTAAATCAATGTTCAGATTCCCCCAGTCAATCTTGTACATTAGAACCTCCCATGTTTTTTCTCTAACTCCTTTATTCGCTTCTTCTTTTCGTCTTCAACCCTCATTAGGCTTTCAATATAGTCGTCTGCGTATAACAAGTTTGACCTGTTAGAGTTTGATGCCATCTTTCCGCTTGCCCAAAGTCTCTTAACGATTGACGGGGTTATGCCATCTACGTATTGAGACAAGTATGAAGCGATTTCGTTTACTGTCTTTGGAGCAACCATCTCGTAAGAAACGATATTACTGGTGCGGTATTTTTTGCGTTTGATTAACTTAAGTTCTTTTGCTCTCATTTGGTCTCCTTATTGCACAAACCCTTAATACGATACCCACAACTATTACAAAAAAATGAGTCATCTGGTGCAGGTAAAAATACACCTGCTTGAATTCCGGTCTCTACGTTGTCGTAGACATCTTTATAGAAGTCCACCGTATCACGTAATACTGGGCGTTCGTCTATTACAAAGGAGTCATGTTCATAAATCATCTTGCCAGTGTGTTTGTCTTTATGACGTTTCCACTTTTCTTTTATAAAGACAATCTTGTCTGGTAACTTCCCGTGGACTTGTTCATATGCCCACGCATAAGTTGCCATGTTGCACATGTAGGAATTACTGTCTGCCATTCCCGTGAGACCACGCCCAAACTTGTAGTCTATGATTGTTCCGTCCTCCGTAATAGCATCTGCATAACAGAGGATTGGCAGAGTTCCTTCCCCACGGTCTATAGTGAATTCTTGTTCTACTTCTTTGACTTTGTACTTCCCGTAGATGTTGTCATAGAAATCTTTACAGGCGATAATGCCTTGCTCTAAAAGAGTTCCGCTTGTATCCATCTTCCACTGGTTAACGTTCTGCGCCAGTTCGTTCCACTCCTCAGAGAACGCCATTGCGAATTCCGTCTTAGACAAGTTCTCTTTATACAACCTTTCTATCGCCTTGTGCATTGCAGAACCATATGCAGTCATCGCATATTTAACTGGGTTCTCTATGCCAAGTATCTTATTGAAGTAAACTTGTTTACCACAGGTGCGGTAGGACTGTGTGGTAGACGGAGAGAGGTGTTCAAGATTTGGCATGTTGTGTTTCCCTTTCTTCAATATGCGTAGCAAAACCCAATGCGTCCTCTAATATATTTAACCCTACCTCTCTTCTTTTTTCTGCATCAACATCCAATAAGAACTCTGCTAAAATACGACCCGTAATCATGCACAATAGTCCTATAGAATTTTTCGTTGGGATATTTTTCGGTGGAGAATAATAATACGCCGCCTCGTCATTCTTTTCATCCATTGTTGTGAATAGATAACCTTCTACGCCATTTTTCTCGCAAGACCTTTTTAACTCTTCGATAACTCTGTCAGATTTAATCTCTCTTTTTTCGTTCATGTTAATCTCCTTTCAAACACTAATCTTAAGAAACCCTCTGCTCCTTTATTAATTTGCGCCCTTCATACATGAGTTTTCTTGCCGCCTTAATTGCTTCTCTCTTTGTCTTAAACACATTTCCTCTTGCAAGACGGAGAGCATCAACACCGTCGTTACGCCACTCATATACTTCTGCCCCGACAATAAGGTTTGGTTCGAATCCTGCAACAAAATAGATGTAATACTCTTCTCCGACCTTAGGAATCCATCTCTCATTAGACTTGTTCTCTTTCTTTTCCTTTTTCTGCATCTTCGCAATCAGATTGATGCGCAACCGTATAAGGGCGAGGAGAATGCCTGTTCTTTCATCCCATTCATCTTGCGGAGAACATTTTGCTTTTGCTTCTGCATATACCCCGGCGCATATTATATTGCAAGAAACTAACCTTTTATCTTTGTGGCAACCTAAACCAATTCCATCTCTCACTTCGGGTGGAAAATCTTTAAAAACCTCATCACGTAATTCTTCAAATGCTTTTCGCCCCATTTCAATTTTATGAGCCATATTAATCTCCTTTCAAACACTTTCTGTATGCTAATTTCAAACACTGTATCCAAAAAATTAGACCTTAACAAAGTTGGTCTGAGACTTGTCTAAGATATATTCAAAGTCTCTTTGTTGACATACCCTTCTCCCTTTAAGAATCGCCAAGTTCACATGTCCTTGTAACTTCGCCTGTTCTGTTAAGGAGAGTGCCGGATTCTCACCATCACGCCACATGCCTAAGACCCAATCACCCGTTGCTTCTATGTCTCCAGACCCTTTAAGTTGGTTCAGTTCTGGTTTTACCCAGACCCTCCCTTCCCTTGATAACTGGGACAATACTACGGGAACAATGTTGAGTTCTTTTGCCAGTGGCTTAAAGGAACGTATCGTCTCTGATAAGACGGAGAACTCTGACACGCCTTTCATGTACTGGAGGTAGTCAACAATAATCATGTCCGTAGGGGTTGAGAACTTCATCGTATTAGCAACATTGATATACTTACGTATTTCTTCTATCGTTAATGTGTTCTGGTCTACGATAAGAAGTTTCTGTGCCAACGCCCTGTGTACCTTAAGGGCAAGAGTGTCATTCTCTAATAACTTCTGCTTCACATCCTCTTCCGTAGTACGCATGAACATTGCGATAAGTCTGGATATCAATGTGGCAGAACTCATTTCCATACTAAAGAAGATGACATTCTTCTTCTCACGGAATGCCGCATGTAATGCCATCTGAATCCCTGCGAATGTCTTTCCTACGGAGGAGTATGCCGCCAGTACAACAACCTCCGTCTTGAGGAACTTGTTTATGGACTGGTCTAAATCTGCAAATCCAGAACCTATCGCCCCTGCCGTAACCAAGTTACGAAACTCTGATACGGCTTGCAGTGGGTCTTTGAAATCGTTTACCAGACTTGTCTCTGTGCGATTCCCCTTTGCGATAGAGATGATGTCTTTCGCATCCTTACCCCATCTGTCTGCCAACTTCTCTGCAATCTCTGTACGGATAAGAGGATTCGTTACCGTGGTCAGATAGTCGATTGCGTATTGATACTCCGTCTCTTTATCGGGACATCCTTCCACGCCACGCATGGCGCAGTACACATCTAAGTGTTCTGAGGGAAGGTCTTTGATGCTTAAACCTGCTACGTGTAAGTCAGAGAAGTCTTTATACCCATCGGGTATCTGAACGATACGGACGTTCAGATTAGAACCATACGTCTTGAACTTGTCCCGTAGCGTCTCTATACTTCTCTTGCCCGCATCGTCATTATCGGGCGCAAGCATTACCACGAACTGCTTATCGAACTCAGACAACTCTCTGGCAAGCATCTTGATATGACCCTGTGTTAACGTTGCTCCAGTATATCCTGCACACGCTAACCCTTCGTCATCTGCACTTGCTACGTCGAAGTACCCTTCACATAAGTAAATCTTGCCTTGCTTACGCATCCGATGCTTCGCCCTGTCGAAGTTGTAGAGGAGTTCCCCCTTAGAGTAGTAATCGTTGTTCTTGTCGTTAATGTATTTCGGAACGCCCTCTTTAAAGTTGCGCTCCGCATGAGCGACCATCATGCCATCCGCATTACGGATTGGGATTGAAATACTACCCTTTTCTTCGTTGAAACCATATCGTAATGCTTCTATGGTTTCGTCGGACAAGTTTCGTTTCTCTTTCAAATACTGCCTTGCCTTGTCTACGTTGCGTTCGTAGTATGAGACCAGTTCTTCCTGTTCTTCGTAATAAGACTTTGCTCTCTGGTACTCCTCATTGTTTTCGTAGTCGATATCGTACATATCGGCAAGTTGTTCTAATGCGGTGGTGAATGAGACATGTTTGAGTGCCATGTGCAACTCTACGATTGTCCCACCCTCTCCGCTTTCGAAGCAGTACCATTTCTTACTGTTACATGAGAATGCGTCGTCTCTACGTGCATCATCATGTATAGGACACCTGCACCTATATTGTTTCCCTGCCAGTCTTACGTTTACACCCTGCTGACTTAAGTAGTCTGGGATATCACCACGCAGGATGATACTGTCTTTTAATCTCATTTTAATCTTCCTTTACATTAATGTTCGAAAAGATTACGGGGGCAACTTCTTTAAGTTGCTTTAACATTTCTCCTGCCAGTTCTCTAATCTCCCATTGCGCTCTTGGACTTGTCCGTAACTCAATGAAGTGGAGGAGTTCTCTGGCATTCATTGTCACTACGATGTTGGTGGTAGTTGCGTTTGGCAAAATATATCTGGCGTCCTCTTTTGGAATACCGCACTCATCTACAAGTTTTTTGTAAATAAGTTGAATTCTGCTCATCATATCGTCGTATAAAAGCAATGCGTTTGGGTTGTCTAATATCTTGTCTGGTACTACGAAGTCGAACAAGTCACCTCGCACATATCTTTGAGACTGCTGACTATAAGAAGCGATACGATGCCGGACAAGTTGGTGAGAACACGCCCTGCTGATACCTTCGATAGAGAAGGTGAAACAACAATGCTCTAATACAGAACCATGCCCTGCCTTAACGATTCCCTGTAACAACTTCAATGCCTTATCGTTTTCCGGGTCTTCCTTATCCATGCCTGTCATAGGGGTTTCGCACCATATGTCTGTGAACCCTTTATCTGAGTAACAAACCCTTGCCGCACAGTACGCCTTGTAGTCAGCGTATCGTGGATAGTCTACTAAAGTTACTTTCATATAACCTCCTGTATCTTAATCCTACCGTCGTCAATCATCCTATAAATTGTCCTTGGATGCCTGTCATATTTCTTTGCCAGTTCATTAATTAGTTCAGTCATAGACTGGGTGTTTCTAATATGGGCTTTCTTTTTCTTCTTCTTAAAGATACCGTCATCATGTCCTAACGTCCTTAATAAATAATCTGGGTCAATGTTCGTTAGAAGTCTGAAATACGGAGACCTTATAAAGTCAACCACATCTTTCTTAACCATAAGTCCAAGGTCACTATTGTCTGCGAACTTATAATCTTCAACTGCCTTGTAAACGATTGCCGCACCAAGTTTTACGTAACCATACTCTTGAGGACTTACATATAAGTTCTTGTTCAAACTTGCTCTCCTTTCTCCCACTCCTTGAGGATGTCGTCTATCATCTCTTCATCGAACTGGGCGTATGAGACTTGTTTCTTTTGTTGTGTTTGTCTTCGCATCTGTTGGTCGTACAAGACTGCCTTAGGAAGAACCTTCCATATCGGGAGACCCTCATGCGTGTTATCCGTAAGATAGTTATAAAGGATGCTCATAACTTCCTTTGGTTGCTTCTTAAGATAGTTCACGCACATGAAGAGTCTGTTCTTATAAGGCAAGGAGGACTTGCCAGTATCTTGACGGATATATAATCGTGCTACGTAATAACACTTTTTACTATCGTCTAATTCTGTAAAGTCCTCCTTATTCTTGTACGGGAATTTACCCGTACTCATTTAATCACCCGATACTTCTTCCATTACCTTATGGATGCCCGCCTCTTTACCTGCCATTGCCAAGGTACAGATTTTTGCAAGAGTTTTTACTTTTTCTTCGGGGGAATCGAGATTGTCTACGATAGATGACATTACCGCAACCCCCATTAAAATCATGTCCGCTTTAGACTTGCACCCTTCATAACTTACCCCTACCGAAGAACCTTTTTCTTTGCTCTCAATTTCAACTTTTAAGGAGCATTTGTCAGAGAAGAACTTGTCGATATCCTCTTCGGCATCTTCTTTGGTATCAACCTCTTCTTCTTCGGGTTCTTCTTTAGAACCGCCCGATTTTTTGCAAAACTCTTTAAACTCTTCGTCGTCTTCGAATTCCTTCTGGATTCCATCCAGTTCTGCCATTAACTCCAACGCCCGTAACCCTTTAATAACTTTCTCCAGTTTATCCATTCTTTACCTCCCGTAAATACTCACGTGCTTCTTCAATTGTGTCGAATGACTTAATATAGCGTTTCTTTTTGTAGACAACTCTTACGATGTACTTCTTGAAATACTTGAAGATGTTCTCTTCAACCTTAATGTACGGAGTTAAGGACTTGTTTCTACGAGACTCTAATTCCCTGCGCAGGTTAAGGTTTTCCTCAATAACTTCATCGTACATCTCTTTAGTTGGAAGACTGAACAACTCCGCAATGAAATTCGTTACACTCAATTATCACTCCACCTTTCATACTTGTTTGAAATTTGTATAGGTTTGTGTCTGATAATTTCAGACAAGGTTCGCAAAAGAAAAGCCGCACTACCAATACGGCTTTCCCAAAGAAGAAAATGACTACTGCAATCTTTCGATTGCAAGAACATTGTAGCATATTTTCAAACACCTGTCAAGCAAATTATTGAAAATTTTCAGACAACCCCAAACTCCAGTCTGCGACTGTCGTTGGGGAACACTACGGAGAGAGTGGGACTTGTTTGGGTTAAGATTGCTATTTACAGTAGCAATTGTAACTGAAACAACTATCCTGCCGGGAGGTTCTTTTTTTACGTAGTGAAGGTTTTCTTCCGAACGAAGTGAGGAATCGAACCGCAGGTTCGATATAGAACAACTACGTAGAATCTTTTAAATTTCTTTCAATATATCCAACCTACGGTTGGATACCCTTCGGGTATTTCTTTCTCTCTCTTTCTTCTTTCTTTGCTTCTTTCTTTCTTCTTTCTCTCTCTTTCTTTGTGACGCACTTACCCAGACCCACCCTTGTGCCGTAGAGTGCGCCTATTAGAGAAAGATGAAGTTTTAAAAACAAGTCTGTACACTACTTGTTGTTTTTGTGGTCTCCCCTGTAGGAATCGAACCCACATCTGAGGATTAGAAATCCTGTGTTTTATCCATTAAACTAAGGAGAGGTATGGTTGCGGGTACAGGGATTGAACCTGTTTAATCGGGGTATGAACCCGACGAGATAGCCCAGACCTCCCACCCGCAATGTGGTACTCCCAGATGGACTTGAACCATCATTCCACGATTATAAGTCGTATGTTCTGACCTTTGAACTACAGGAGCATGTTCGGTTCTTTACCCTTTCGGTATGAGGACAAGGAAAGAGACCGAAAAGAAAGCCACCTAATTAATCTAAGCATACCCTTCGTCCGTTATATTTATTTAAACGTCCTTCGACTCTCAGACGTATATTGAACAAGTTTGGTCTACGTAGCAAGACTTGAACTTGCGACCTCTTGCTCCCAAGGCAAGCGTTCTACCAAACTGAACTATACGTAGAAAAATGGCTCGGTTGTCTGGGTTCGAACCAGAATAATCGGTTTTAGAGACCGAAGTGTTACCAATTACACCACAACCGAAAAAGCATAATAAAACAAAGAAAAACAAAAAGTGGAGCCGGATACAGGAATTGAACCCGTATCAAATGCTTACAAGGCATCCGCACTACCGTTGTGCTAATCCGGCATGTTGGCGGGGGATAAAGGAATCGAACCAATGTCATCGGTTTTGGAGACCGAGGTTTTGCCACTAAACTAATCCCCCGATTGGTTCCGGGGGCAGGATTCGAACCTGCGCATACAAGAGTCAAAGTCTTGTGTCTTACCACTTGACGACCCCGGAGTAAAAAGAACCCGCTCCTAGTAACTCTCACATAACCTCAGAGCAGGTTCTTTTTTAAGGAGGTGATATTATGGACTACTTACAGGGAATTCAAAAATGCTTTTGCCTTACCTGCCAACCAAGTCGGGTTGCCGTTTTTATCTACGGCACTCGCCAACTTCTCAACCTTGTCTGGATTTTCATCAAACAAGTCTTTGATTGTTTTACCTGCGTCCGCACCGAACTTCAATACGACACTGCCGGGGTCGTTGAAGTTAGACCCACCAGTATTTCCTACGGATGGAGTGGAGTCGGGGTCATCACGTTCTGGAGACGGGAACATTCCCAGTTCTTTCAAGAAATTCTTAAAGCATCCAGTAACCGCTTTATTGCACCCTTTGTCCAATGGGTCTGCGCCAGACCCTTCCGCATGGAAATCCAGAAAGTCTCCCGTTTCCGTATCAATGACACGGTAGGCTTTAGATACCTCAGTTAAGAGTACCTTACGGGGATTGCCATCTTTATCCACCCCTAAGTCGTAAGAACAAGTCCTCTGTTCACTACCGCCACTGGCGACAACCAGTCCAAGTTCCTGCATTACGGGACGGATGGCAAGCGTCATATCACGTTCGCCAAGGTAGTTGTATTTAACCCTACCCGATTCCATCTTTTGCGGCTTGATTTCTTTTACCTTATCACGAAGTTTGATTAGTTTTCGTGACACGTAAACGCCAGTCCCAACAAGAGGGTCAAAGACTGGTGGATTTTCAATCTTTGTTTCCTCCATTGCGAACGGTTCTTCTACCGCAACGTCAACTGCTTTCTTTGTCGGCATTAATCGTTTCCTCCTTTCTAATGACGACTAATTTCGCATTAGGGTCTGCCTGTTGAACTTGTTCCAGTTTCTTTTCGGCTTCTTCTTCGGTCATAATCTCCGTGAAATAATTCCCGAAGACACAACCCTCCCAGTTTGTAGCAATCATGTAGTGTTTCATGTAGGCACTCCTTTCCCTATGCTGATTGTATTGTAGCAGGTTGTTTGATAATTGTCAACAGTATGTTTGTGACATTTTTGACAAATTAATTCTATGTTTGTTTTTCTTGTGAACTTGTCTGTTCGGTTTGTATTATAGCAAACGTTCGTTTATATGTCAAGGCATAAAAGAACCTCCCCGTTAAGGGAGGTTTTCAAGTCCTATATTTTGGACAGTTCTTCTTTTAGTTTCTCTTGTTCCTCTTGTAATTTATCCAGTTGATATCGCTTGTATGCGTACTCTATATATTTCTGTGATTCTGGACTACGTAAGAAGTTTCTAAGTTCCGCAGACAAATCATCTTGATACGTCCGTGACCTTGGGTTGGTTAATCCCTCCAACGCCCTCTTGATTAGGTCGTATTCGTCGTGACCAGTAACACGTAACACACCATTTATATAGGAGTCAAGTTTTACAATGGTCACTGTTTGTTCCGGCTTGCCATTTGCTACGGCGCAGACATTGTAGAGGTTGATTCCTTCGGGTTCTAATTTCCTTTGAATTTCCCTAAGACTCATCCCAGATTTCTCCACCATTGCGCTTAAGGTTAATAGTAGGTCTTGTAGTGGAGTGTACTTCACATCTTTTTCTTTTGTCATAATATTCACTCCTTCCGTGTACAGTGATTTTACAACAGAAAGTGTCTTTTGTCAAGAGTTTTCAGACACTTGTTTAGAAATATGTCCAACGATGATTCTCTAAAGGACTACACTGTTCCATCTGGACATTCATTTCTTTTTCCGTATAGTCAACATACATACGTGTCGTAGCGATATCCTCATGCCCTAAGATGCGTTGCAAAGCAAACAAGTTCCCTCCGTTCAACAGGAACATCTTGGCAAACGTATGGCGCATCGTATGAGGGGATACTCTTTTGCCAGACAAGTTTAATTCGTTCTTTATGTACTTGAATATCTCCATGACACATCCATCCGTAATACCGCCACCGTCTCTGGTAAGAAAGAGGAAGGGACAGAAACTATGCCCTCTCGCTTCGATATATCGTTTTAGAGTGCGACACAAGGACTTGGTAAGGGGAACTATCCTCTGCTTATTTCCCTTGCCGTTTACGGTCATTATACGTTCTTTAATATTTACATCCAATACGGTTAGGCGTAACAGTTCCCCTTTACGTATGCCTGTCCCAAAGAGGAGGGAAACGATTGCAAAGTTACGCAAGCCTATCGTGTCGTTCCTGTTAGAGAAGACTCCTAAGATTCTGCTGATTTCTTCTACGGTAAAGGTTCTTGCGTAGACCTTAGGCAGTTTAGGTTTCTTAATTCGTTCCATCGGATTGGACGGTAAATCCCCTTCTTCATAGAGGAACTTGAACATCGCATGTAGACAAGTATATTCTCCACGTATCGTCTCTGGGGAATATCCGTCATCCCTTGCTTTTGCAAAGAACGCATACATCATGTCTGGTGTTACCTCAGACAAGTCTCTTCCGTTGATGAACTTGAGGAATCGTGTGATGCGGTAACGGTACGTGTCGATTGTGCGTGTTGACATGTTCATGGCGACACAACGATGATAGAACTTCTGAACCCCACTATTCATAGGTATTACACACCTCCCGGTATTTATCCATTGTATAGTGGTGTTCATGGGTAAAAAAATAGAGGTATGGACTTAACCATACCTCTTGAACCCTAGATTTGGTGCGGTAGAGAGGATTTGAACCTCCACGGGGTCAACCCCCACTAGCTCCTGAGGTGACGCAGGAGCATAGTGGGCGATAAAATTCTCTGTTCCGCTTACCACGCCACTATACAGATATGGTACATGTATTATACCACGCTTTATAGTGTTACGCAACTTTCTTCGCCTTAATTATGTCCCTGCACCAAGTAGAACCATTGGAAGAATTGCGCCCCGTTTGAATCAACACAACATCATTAACCTTAATGTCACCAAGATGTCTTTCGATTAATGGTTCTGGAGAGTAGAATAAGAATTCCGATATCGTTAAGTTCGTGTCCATACCAATTATCTTATACATCATATCTCCCTTTTTAGTTTGGAACTTAGAAAACTTTTGAACCTCTACCATCTTTACGTTCCTGCTACATAAAGACTTGTCGTAGTCAACCCAGAACGGAATGGTGGACAGTGACAGGACTTCCCTCTGCATCCTTCTCGCCACGGATGTCTCAGTTGAATAGGAAGAAAAGTCTGGGGCAGAAGGAATCTTGACAAGTTTATCTTCCCATGACTTCTTAAGACTCTCTTTACCGTTTGCTTCGTATAGTGCAATCTTTTCTTTACACTCTTGTTCTCTCTTGTACGCCTTCTTAAACCATTCTACGTAGTCAATGCCCCATTGCGGGTCAACCGCAAACGCTCCTGCTTTAACAAGATTTATACAAACTTGTTTATTAAGACTTGGGTTTAAGTTCAAAAACTCTTCAAGACCAAGTTCGTCATCTCTTGACGGCTTCTTAAATTTTGCATTACCAACGCCTTTAATATAGGAGAATCCCATACGGATAGATTTCCCGTCCGTAGTCCATTCAGATTTAGAATCCGTGATACTAACTAACTTATAATTCCCTATCTCTTGAGTATATTCTCCAATGTATTCCAACGCCTTATCTTGGTCTATGTTTGCATTAAGGAGTGCAGTATAGAACTCACACGGATGATATCTTTTTAGATATGCAGTCTGATATGCGGTATAAGCATATGCGGCAGAATGAGACTTATTAAATAGGTAGCCACTTGCCTCACTAATGTGGTCTAAGAGAAGTTCTGTCTCTCCCACTGTCATGTTCCACTTGTTCTCTTTTGAACTTAAGTCTTTTATGACTTTATCCATTACGCTTTTATCTTTTCTACCAATGGCACGACGCACCATGTCTGCTTCGCCCATAGATACGCCCCAACATTCTTGAACAAGTTTCATTACCTGTTCTTGGTAAATCATGCAACCATACGTGTCAGAAAAGAGTGTGTCTATACGCCATCCTAAACTGCTATGATTCGAATTATTAGAAAGTCCCACTTCTTTTCTTGAAATATAATTAGAGGTAGCACCTGCCACCATTGCCCCCGGTCTTCCTAACGCAACGACTGCGGTAAGTTCAGACAAGTTTGTTGGTTTAACTTTACTACATACATCCTTTACCGTAGAACCTTCTAACTGAAAGACTCCTGCCGTCTTTCCTTCCCAGAGCAACCTATAGACTTCTGGGTCATTACAAACAAGGTCGTCTATCTTGTCTTTATATTTAATAGCATATAAAACACTATCCATTATATCTAATGTTTCCAGTCCCAAGATATCCAACTTTAAAAGACCCATTGCTTCTAAGTCGTGATAATCGTAATTAAGGTTATACTGTTCTGAGAATCTTTCTACGGCACAGAAGTCATATGGGTCAGTTGTCATTACTACTACGGCAGAAGCATGTGTCCCATAGTTCTGCAACTTCCCTAAGAACTGATGTACTGTCTTCTTAAAGAAGTCAAATTCATTTGGTAACGTAAAAAGATTGAGGCTCCGCAATAATGCAACGGACAACATATCACACTTGTCTAAGTCATCGAGAGATTCAAATATCTTACAAACCTTATTTGTAATAACTGGTTCTAAGTTAAACGCTTCACATGCCCTACGGATTGCCGCTTTCTCTGCCATCTTATTAAATGTAGCAACTTGATAGACATGTCCGTATGTATCTTTTAGATACTGGATAACGTCCTGTCTTTTACCACGTGGTACGTCTGTATCAATATCGGGTGGCGTTACTCTTTCGGTATGGGCAAATCGTTCGAAGATAAGACCGTTTTCAATTGGGTCAATCTTCGTAATACCCATAAGATAGGCAACGTCACAACCCACCACACTGCCACGCCCAACACCAGTGCGAATATCGTTATGCTTGCAATGGTTGAGCATATCACTGACAATAAGGAAATAATCAAAGTAGTCAACTTTCTCTAAAATATCTAACTCATGTTTCACCTGCTCAATATGTCTATTATCTTGTTGCAGACCCTTTTCTTTCATCCCTGCCCAGACCCTACGCTTAATTTCCTGCTTAGGGTCGCTATAGGGACTGCGTGGATAATGGTTATCTCCGTACTTCATCTTAAAGGTACATCTGTCTGCAACTACTTGCGTGTTCGCAATAGACAAGTCTACTACGTCATTACCTAAATATGATAACGCTTTTCTTACTTCGTCTTCGGAGTACATATAAAAATCTGGGGGCAACTGGTAATCTCCTACCTGCCACATCTCTTGATACGTCGCCTGTGTAGGTAACGTATAATGTGAATCCGTTGCGGCATAGAACTGTATGTCATACTTGTCTGCCAACTCTAACCATTCTATATTTGCCTTATGTTGTTCCGGCATCGTGTTCGTGTGCAGTTCTATATAGAGTCTGTCCCCAAAGATATCTTTCAGTTCTTTGATACGTGACTGGCATCCTGCAATACATGCGGTGGTACAAATAAGACCATCACTATATTTTTCCAACAAGTCTAAGTCTAACCGTGGTTTAAAATAGTAACAGTCTTTAGAGTGCGCTTTTGTAGTGAGGATATTAAGATTGCGATAACCTGTCTTATTGGTCGCTAAAAGGATAATGTGTTTTGTGTCTTTATCCTTAATCGTTACGTCATTACATAAGTAGTGTTCGCACCCCGGTATAAATTTAATTCCGTACTTGTCTGCATATCTAAATCCTTCACCGCAACCACTCATTGTTCCGTGGTCTGTAAGTGCAATGGCACTTTGTCCTAACGCACTGGCGTAGGACAACATGGTTTCTACAGACTGGAATCCATCACGTAATGAATGGTCGCTATGCGAATGTAAGGAAACAAATCCCATTAGTCATCATCCTTTCCATATATTAACCTTCCCCGTTTTCTTAATAAATATTTCATTGTTCTCCTATATCCTCTTTCCATTTTCCATCCGTCTCTTATATCCAACCATCTCATTATTTGCTCTGCCCGATACTTTCTCATTCTTCGTGTTCCTCCTTACGCAAGGTCGCCTATGTGTAAACAGATTTCTTTTTCTTCATCGTAGATGGTTATATAATCGCCTATTTCATACCAACCTTCACTGTTATCCTCCCAAACTATGACCTTATAGTCTTCTTTGCCTTTGCACTTTTCACAAAGTTCTTTTAATGTCATTCTGTATCTCCTTTCTTTGGTTTACGCCATGCCCTACATGATGCGGTAAAGTCTGCACAAGAGTAGCAACCGTTAAATTTCCTTATCCAATTTATCATTGCCTTATAGGAGTCACTCTTCTTGTTCCGTCCACAATGGATATTTCCACAGTCACTATTACAGAAACAGTAATCAAATCCGAAGAGAGAATTGTAGAATACATTGTCTCCTCTCTTCCAGTTATTTTCCTTGCGTTTATACTTGCCACGTTCCATTACCACACCCCCGTATATAAGAAGTGCATTGCCCGAAGGAACAGATAGATTAAACATAGCGGAACACCAAAACCAACAACAATTCCAACTGTAAGATACGTAATAATAAATCCGGCAGTAATAAGGTTCTCAATCCAGTTAGTCATTATAGACTCTCCTTTCTACGCTACTGTGCCGCAAGAAGTCATCTAACTGTTCTACTGTCTGAAACCCTACACGCCTGTCAACTTCTTCATGTTTGTTCCCGTGTTTGTATTCAAACAGGATTAGTGTCGGCAGAGACATTACGTTGTACTTGTCGTATTCTTCGGACTCTTCATATACGACGTTTGCCTTTTTAAGACTTTCCTTTAACGCCCTGCATTGTGCGCAGGAAGGACTCCCGAAGTAAAGTAAATAATCATAACCAGACTTGTTCATGTTTGATTTTTCCTCCCATCCGTCTGCTATCGCCAGACAATTTTTCAAGTGTAGTGTAGCATAATTCCAAACACTTGTCAACAGAAATTTCAGACAAAAAAATTGGAGACCCGAAGGTCTCCATCAGAAATTGATTGTCAATCCACCGCCGTAGAACTTGTCTCTTCCTTCTACGGGTTTAGGAACACCGAACGCACTCACTGATACGTGTCGATTAAAGTTGTGCCGTAAACCAACTACGTAACCATGATTACTATAACCGAAGTCTACGCCCCATTTAGGTTGCTTCGGTATCAAAGACTTTGCGTCTATCTTGATTTCATAACCCTATTCGACAAGAACCTTGCCTTTATCAAACTTTACTTTTTCGTCTGGTAATTTGTCAAAAGTAAAGGTTTTATCGTTAATCTTTACTTTCGGGTCTGTGTTCTTAACCTCTACGTCCGCATCTGAGTTGCTTGCTTTTTGCAAGTAACTGACTTGTGTTTTGGTTTTACCCTCAACCTATACGTATTTAGTCTGTGTCTGCGTTACCACTTTCTCTTTTACGGGAGAGAGTCTATATCCACAATAACAACCCAATGCAAAGATTAAGATACCAATCAAACACTTTGCAATAGAATTGTGCCATTTTGTCTCACTCAACATCTTCCCACCTGTTCTTGTAGAAGTTAGCAATCCCACGCCAGAGATTACCTCCGTCTACCATTTCACCATTATTATTCGGGTCTGGCAGATACCATAAGTCCCAACGTAAGTCCGGGTCTCCTTGATATACCCCATACCCATCTCTTAATGCCGCTTCACAATGCGTCATAAAGTTCTCTTTGTTAATTTCTAAACCTAACTCTTGTGACAACACTGCCGCAACCTATGCCAATGCGGTTATCTGTATTGGCGTAGGAGGTTCGTCTCCTAAGTCAGAATCAAAACCATCATTTGCCTGTGCGTTATACGCACACATCATAGCAATACCGATTGCCCGTGAATTCCTATGCCACGTATGATACTTTAATTCTGTCATATCCTACGTAGTAACATATACAGAACCATCATGGTCAATCAATATATGGTAATCATCGAACGCCTACGAATAATGTCCCGCAGTCCAATGGGCATATACTGTATCAATATACCCACGGGCATCGGAGACAATATCACGAAGGTCTTCTAATGTCACCTTCTAACAATCATCTAAATCAATATATGCCACGTAATCACCTCAGATAATATATTGTCTAAAAAGACAAATATAGTAGCCTTTCGGCTACTATATTATCTATTATGCAAGTCCATGTTTCTTTTCCCAGTCTTTTAACTTCCTTGCCATTTTTATTTGTTGTTTGAAAATCTTGTCTGCCTTTTGTCTCTTCTACGCACCAGTCAGAGACTTGTCTAACTTAATTGCTTTGAGAGCATCACGATATTTCTTGTCTTCTTTATATGCTTTTTGGTATGCGTCCCACGCTTTCTTTTCGTCTTTAGACATGATACTTTCATCGGAAGAGAGTTTCTTTAATTCTTTGTGTCTATCGTAGAAATCAGATATAGACTGGAAGGTATTTCTGTTTGTCGCAAACGTACCAACGATAGAGTTCAATGGATATGGTAGTTCTTTAGATGTTTCTGCGAATCCACCCTTATCCTCTGGTTCTGCTCCACGGGTCATCTTTTCGTTATGACCAGTCAGTTCGTAGAGAGACTGTACGTATTTACCAAGGTTAGATAATGTCTTGGAGAATACGAAGTCAACTTTCTTCGCCCCGATATCCACGCCAAATACTTTGAACATTGCTTCGGAGATGTCTGCCCCAAGTTTAGAAGTAGACAAGTCTTTCTGCAAATATCCAAGTTTTTCTGCCATGTATTCCGGGGTTACAGACCGCCCTTTGAATGTATCGTAGTTACCAACGATACCAAACCCAAGGTCAATCAGAGCAGGGGTACATTTGTCAATAGCAAAGTTTCCAAGAACGTCTTGAACAAGTTCTAACTCTTTTACGTCTCCATCTTTCAGATATTGATGTGTTGCCTTTTCTATAGTACCACCGACAAGTCTGCCAAACAACTGGTCTTTAGGGATACGCACACCATTCGGAAGAATCCAGAAGTTATCGTGTTCATAATCTGGTGCTTCGTCGTAGTCGTCGTCTCCCGTACCTGCCAGTGCCGCAGACATACCAATCGCCGCCATAAGGAGGAACTTAAAGCGTAACTCTTGTTTAGTACGTGCATCTTTCCCGTGTATCATATTGTCAAGCGTATTGCCCACTTTATAGATACCTTGCAGGGATGCGTTAAAGAACGGGATGTAACGATTCAACTCTTTGCCAAGGATACCATGCTGACCGAAGTTCAATGTGATATCCTTAGACTTGTATGCCGCATACATCTAACTTGTTGACGCACGTTTCAAGTCGTTATCGTTTGTGAGTATTGCGTTGCTATTGTTTCCAAATAAACGACCACTTAATCCCTTATAACCCATACGGGCGTTCCGATACTCTCCTATACGTGTTCCAATTTCTAAGTAATCATTCATTCTCTTGTTCATCTTAAAGATGGAATGAAGACCCGTTACGTCCGTAGCAAGTAATAATAAGGACTTTGCTCTTGCGGCTTTACTACGTTTAGTGTCGGTAAGTTCTCTAAAGTCTTTCTTAATTAATGGGAAATAAGTCTTCCAGAATTTTACGTTATCCTTAATGTCATGCTCTACCGTAGCGACATTCTCTCCATCACGATTCCGTGTGCCTAATTCACCGTTCATGGACTGGTACTCTTTAAACCATTGTGTATCGTTTGCCATCTGGTACATACCCCAGAAGGAGTCAATGAATGGAAGGAATCCGTGCTCAGAAGAGATGAACGCTTCAAGATTATCACGACAGAGGTTACGTAAACCGAAGTCTGGTGTCATAGTAGCAGTATCACGGACAAGTCTGGAGGAGAAACCAAAGGTTGCATTCGCAATCTTTTTCAGTGCGCCCATCTGGTCTGCATCGAAAGACCGAAGTGCGATATAGATTTCTCTATCTGCAACTTGGTAATATTCCTTTTCACCATTGTTCCATACGTAGAACACGTTCTGTTTGGAGTCATGGGAGATTGGATTACCGTTCTTATCACGGGACGCTAACTTACGAACCATGCCTTGATTCTACGCAACAACATCTCCTTGCGCATCTTGCGCAATTGCGTTAGCAATATCATTTACAAAGATAAGACCTGCCTTATTCCGGGATGCCTTTACGTAATATTCTACAGTACGTTTCTGCATTTCAAGGAATGGATTCTTGACCTCTCTCATACTTGTCCCAATCTTATGGATGGGCATTGGAATATTAATCATGGTCTTAGAATCTTTAAATCCATCAACAAATCCTTCCAACTCTTCCATGTTCTTAGACAACGGAATGAAGTTCGGGTCTACTTTTAAGAACTTGTCGTATTGTTCTTCCGTAATAAATCCACCATCAACCAGTACCCATAACAGTTCATGGTTATATTCTACGAAGTTCTTTCTCTGGTCTTCAAACAGTTTTGCATTCTTAGACTTCTTTACGTCATCAATTATTTTCTATGCTTCTCGTGGAGTCATCTTTTGTTTGATGCCACGCTTTGCCAAATCAAGGATACGGAACGCTTCGCAATAGTTCAAGAATTCTGTCTGGTTGTCTTCACCTACTGCTTCGATGATACTATTCAGAGACTTAGTACGTTCACCAGTCTTACTGTTATGTTTAACGATACCGTCTTCGATTGCCGCACCCGCAACTGCGCCTTGGTCTTTCATAACCATCATACGCATATAGGATTCTAACGCCCCTACGTGTTGTGCCGCTTTCATTAAGAAATGTTTGTCGTTAAACAACCATTTTATTACTTGGTCTTTAACTGCTTCGTAATATTCTCTTGCCTTAGACTTCTTTCTCTTACCCACTGTCTTCCCATTGATATCGTCATATGTAATAGTCTTTTGATGTTGCTGATAAGGTAACGCACGTGTGAACGTGATAGAACCATCTTGGTTAGTATTCTCTCTCCAGTAAGATTTGTTGTTACGATAGAACTGCATCTTCTTTTGGTTTTCACCGTTCTTCTATGCAGACTTCGTAAATGTTACGGAGTAGATATCTTTCTGTTTGTCGATGTATCCAAGGTTGGAACTTGTCTGACCATTAGACTGCATCTTAGTATCAGTCTTCGTTTTAATCTTTGCCGCCTTTAATTTTGGTTTCGAATCCGTAACGATAGTATTTTCGTTCGGATTAAATTCCTTGTATCTTGGGTTATTTTGGATTTCTTCTTCGGACATGTTTGAGCGTTTCTCTGTCAGAACCGCCTGCTTTTCTCCTTCGGAGTAATCATAGTCATTACTATATGCACTATCACTGCCCGTAGAGAAACCTTCGATATCCTGTATCGCATGTTGGATTTCGTGTAAGAGACTTTCTCTTACTTCACCTTTATTAAACAAGTCTGAGTTTATGTATATAGATTTAGTTTGTTCGTCATATGCGGCATCGTATTCGGTTTTGTAGTCATTCATAAACTCCTATATGCCTTCGCTACGAACGACATGGACAGGCATGTCTTTGAGTTTGGGATAGAACTTGTACAGATTGTCGTGCTTCAATATTTTTCCTAACGTAGTTTCCAGTTCTTTGCCGGACAATTTTTCGAAACCATTAATGAAGGACGCATCTTTATCGGAGAACTCAAAACGCCAATGCCCGTCTGCCCCACGGTATACGTTCTTATACTACGGATAATGTTCATGGATGTAATCGTTTACGTTCTTGATGGCAGTCAAGTACGCTTTGTCATTCTACAGATATTCTGGGTAGAAGTTCTTTCTGCCAACTCCGTTCTTAGAGATTAGTTTGTAGTAGTCTAATTCTCCAGAACCCCATCGTCTGTCCATCCCATGAAAGTCTTTCTTACGGACAAGTTTCCAGAACATCTTTTCCAGTTTTTCTTCTATCTCTGGAGTCAAGATGGTTTGGTTTTCTGCGTTTACTGACCCTTCTTGGAATTTTGTGTCTGATGTTTTCTTCTACGTCTTTTCTTCTTGGGTATCGGTCTTTGAAACACGTTTTTCGTCCACCATTCCGCTAACTTCTTTTGCTCTTCCGTTAGTTCTATTGAATACGGTGCTATTGTCATTGTTCGCTCTCCTTGTATCTTGTCTAATTATCGTTCTGTCCCCAGAACCCAAGTCCTTATAGGTTCTTTCTGATAACATTGGCACTTCTTTTTGTCTTTCTTCGTTTTTATATCTCTCCATTGTATCTCTTGCTTCTTGTTCTCCAAGGAGTCTCTGATACACATGAGAACCATAATTTTGGCGAATTAGAAATTCTTCGATAGGTTTTGTCCATAATCTTTGAGGTTTTCCTTTAGCAATCCCCTGCATCGCTTTAAAAATATTGTCTTTGGTTCGCAATGTCTTAATTGCTTCATTCGCTTTATCTTTAGTAAACCCTTTTTCTTTCATTAAAAAACGTCTGAATTTTACCAACGTTCTTGGGGTGTTAAAGTCTTTCGCCGCTTGCTTTATTTCATTTTGATAATTTGAATAACTATCTGAATCTCCACCATTCGCAAACTCTTCAATATCTTGTATTGAATGTTGGATTTCGTGAAGGGCAGTTGGCAAAAATTTTTCCTTTAATCTATTGAGTTTTTCGTCTTCTGATAATTTTGCCCTTTCTTCTTTTGGGTTAAATGGATTTGGAATTGTTTTATAATAGTCTTCATCTAACAACGGTATCTTATTTGTATTAAAAACAAATTCTTTATTGGCAGAGTCATAATACGCATCTGTAATTGGATATTTTTTAAGGTAATCATCATTCTTAGGATTAGCGAATCTTACCGCCCTTCCTTTTAATTCTGGATAATGTTTAAATAATGTTGCGTGTTTAAATATGTCTCCAAGCGTTAATTTGGCGTTAAACAACTTATTTCTATCATGGAATAAGTCAATGATATTATCTGTTAAATCAAAACTTTCGTCTGAAACCCAGTGTCTCCATTTTCCGTCAAGTCCACGGTAAATGTTTTGTCCATTTTTCCATAACTCCTCGTTTACTTCGTCGTGTGCTTTAATAAATTTTCTTACGTCTGGGTTCTTAGAATCTAATATTTTGCTTGATTTAACTCTTGACAGTTTATAAACAAGTCTTGGAGAAATTCCTTTCTATTTCATTTTTCTAATATAATCATCTTCTAATTCTCTAATTCTGCCTTTTAATGGACTCCCTTCTGCGCCCTCTCCGATTGCCATCATTTTCGTATCTGTGACTTGTTCTCCCTTCGACTGGAACGAAGTTTCTGTTTCTTCTTCGTTTTGCTTTTGCAGATATTGCGCATGTTCTTTCATGTTATCAAGAATCATGCGAGAAGTCCACGGAGAACCGTTGTCCTGCGGTTTGATAAACCCATCGTTATCTCTTCTGTTTTCCTGTTCTTCTTCTATTGCTTCTATTGCTTTATCCCAATATTCGACATCTCCAACTGGATTTTTAGTATCCCAATAATTCTTAATTTTAGTTTTTAAATTAGATAATAATGCTCCAGATGGGTCGTAAGAGACAAGTGCTTCTATATATTCTTCAGAACTAGTTACTGAATCTGGGTCGTCGTAAATATCAAAAATTGGGTCTTGAATCTCTTCTCCTTGTTGGTGGAATATACCTTCACTATCTGACGAAATAATACCCTCTTTATTCCTATACTTACTCCAACGGTCTTCTGGTATGCTTTTTCTTTTTTCGCTTCTTCGTCTCTCTTTCTCTAATTCTTCTTTCTCTCTTATTTTATCTTGTATTTCTCTATATCTATCGTACTCTGCTTGAGACACTCTTCTTGAAGTTCCGTTGTCATAGTCGAACTAATACCCGTACCCAGTAACGTATTGTGCATAAAGAACATGTTTAAACTCATCTGGTACTTGTCCTTCTGTGTTTTCTTGTGTTTCAGTTTGTGGACTTGTTTGGGTCTCAGAATCTTTTCCAATTTGCCGAATGTCGTCCTTTAAGTCTGCAATTGTTTCTCCATGTAATGTGTGTCTTCCTTCTTCTTCAACGTGCCACCCATCTTTCATCTCTATCCAATACCCGTCGGAGTCTCTCCATGCTGTTCGTACACCGTCGATGTATTTTTTTGGTACGTATTTCATAATTTTAGGGTCTTTATAATCTTCCTTTTGGGTCTCTCTATTTCCCGATGGTTTCTTTATTGTGAATGCTTCACTCATTTCTTTAGAAATAAAATCTTTATATATATTTTTGGCGTTTTGTTGTGAAACATAAAAGAAGTTTGTGTTTTTGCTGTTATTATTAGAGTTTATTTGAGAAATAAACTTATCGTTTTTTAATCTAAACAAAGTATTCTTGTCAATACCCTACTTTGCCCAACCTTCTATCGTATTTCCATTATATATCTCATTGCAAAACCACATAAATGTTTTAAGATTATCTTCACTATATTTCTTTGCAGACTCTTCGCTCGGCATCACATGCCATTTTTTATGGAATGCCTTTAAATCCCCTTTTATGTCTTTTAAGAACTCACGATATTTATCGAGCATTGTTTTACGTACAATATTTTTTGCATCTTCTTCAGTCTTGGTCTCTGTTTCAACATTCTGCGTTTTCGTGATTTCTGTAGTTTCTGCGTTTTCAACTGTTTCGTTTTCTGCGACGGTTGGACTTTCTACGGGTCTCAAGAACATTGCGACTTCTCTTGTAGACTTGTTTGCGTTACTCTTCTTTCTGATTTCTTTCAGAACCTTACTTTGGAAATCTAATGCGTCGGAGTAAGAATCTTCACTATCAATAAGCGGAATAGATTCTACTGGAATCTGGTCGTTTTTATAAATCTAATTTCTGATATTATTTAAGTAAGTTTTGTTATCTCCATTGTCTTTAACAAGGAAAAACACATTAGGTTTCTCTCTACGGATTGTTGCATTATTTGGGTCTGATGCGGGATAATATGTTTCATCGAAAGTAGTTTTTGCTACTGGAGTAAATCCACAGCCACGATAACCATATAACAGGAAATCTCCAAAACAGTCCATACTGTTACCGCCCATCATTCGGGCAATAAATATCATGTCATTAAGAACACCACGTATAGGATTCTTTGGGTTGGAAAAAACGCCAACAATATTCCCGTCTTTTGTAATCGCAAAACCTGCCATCTTGTTCTTATGCAGAACGACCTTACAGTCTTTTAAAGATTCAACGGTTTGCTCACTTACATAAACGCCGTAGTCCTTGTTTTCTTCTTTACTTTTATTTAAAGCATCAACATAAATTTGTTTAAGTTTGTCATCACCAGACATATTCCTCCAGTCTTTGAGTTCTGTCTTCTTTTCTTCTCTGGAGTCGAATGTCTGACGAATTTCTTTATTGTTCAGTAATGAAAGATTCTTTCCATTTCCTTCGGAACTGTTTTCCAAGGTCTCTTGTTCGTTTCGTCCTGCGCCAGTCCTTCTATCATCGACAGTCCGAACGTTCCCTCCTCCTTGTACTTCTCCAACATCTGTTCGTAGATTTTCTGTTCCTCTGGTGTCTTCGGCTTCGCCATTGTCAGTTACCTCCGTCTGTTCTTCTGTACCAACCATCGTAGCATTCTGGTTGTCAGTTGTCAAGTTCTGATTTTCAACAGACTTGTTTTGTTCTTGCTATTTATAGTCGATATTTTCATCTGGATATTTAAGTTCTGGATGTGCTTCATCAAACTATTTATCCTTCTCGTCTAATGCGAACCATCTTAAGTCTTCAAATTGTCTTTTGCTTAAAGCACCAACCTTACCAAAAATTTCTTCTTCTAATTCAAGGAGTTCTTTATAATATACGGCACGAGTGTCCGTTTTGAATTTATGATTCTTAATCCTACTTAATCCAGTCTTTAATGCTCCCTTACTAACTCCTTTCCCTCTTATCGGCTCTTCGATTTGCTCAGTCTGTTCTTCTTGTTGTGTCTGGGTCTTGTCTGCCTATTCCTGTTGCTCTTGTTGTTGAGCCGGAGTCTCTTCGGTTGTGTTTTCTATTGGTTGTTGTTGAGTTGTCTCTTGTGTTGGTTGATTGTCAACCTCTGGACTTGTTCGTTCTGGTTGGTTGGTTTGTTCTTGAGTTTCGTTCTCAACTACTTCTGCTACTTGGACGGGAGTGGTAGATGTAGTTGTTTCTTTATTTTTTCTTTTCCGTCTGTTCTTCTATTTCTGTCCTTCTGCCGGAATAGGTTCATTGTCTACTTGAGACTGTTCTTCCTAAGAACTACTTCCATAAAAGACACCATTGTCGTAATATACTGCCTGTCCATAATAAGAGTTCATTTGCTTTAAAACGTTATCCAAAACGCTTTCCGCAAAGGTTTGGTCTTGTTCATTTCTTACGTGCGAAAATACATTTTGCATTGCCGCACCGACCATGTTCGGAGCATTCTTATATCTTTCCATGATTTTAGATGCAAGTTTTTCTGCCGTAGTATTATTTAAAATTACCCTACCTTGAGTAGACAACTCTCTTGTTCCGTTATATGGAGGTTCTTTATACTGCGTCACACTCTTCGAAGTTGACTGGTCATATGTCTACGACTGTTTATTGCCACCATTTCTCTTTTTGTTCGTTGCCACAGTACCAGTATTCTTGTTAATGTTCTGATTTGGATTTGTTTTTATAGGAGTTACTGGTTTAACCTATGCACCAATTGTTCCAGTGTTACGGGAGATATTCTGATTTGGATTAGTATCCAAAGTTTCTCCGTAAGTTTCGTTAAACCCTTGGTTCGGATTATATGCCATCTCCTGTATAGGTTGTGTCATTTCTGTCCGAAGTTCTACCTGCGGTTGTCCTTGAACTTGTCTAACTCCAGTATCTCTACGTGTTGGAGACATACGACTAAAGATATCGTTTACTTCGCCACCGTTATAGTTTTCCTTGTTCAGATAACGGTCAGTATCATATAACAGACGTAATGCTCCCTGTAAGGTGTGACATGCTTTTTGCAGAATGCGTTCAATGATATTACGTGGATTATTCCCTTTAATATAACCCTGTGCGTACCAGTTAGAGAATTCCCACGCAAAGCGTTCATCTATTGCGTCCTCTGTGTTCGTCCCATTTAAGATGTCTAATGTTTGGAGAACCGCACCTTCTTTACGAATCTTATTCCAGAGTTCTTGAGATACTTGACTACCGCCCTGTCCTTTATTGGTTAACGCTTCAATTAAGGAAGAACGGAAGTTCTGGTCGTACTGCATACCTAAGACTTGTGCAACAAACCGTCCTTCTGTAGCAACTGCCCATTTGCGGAACGTACTCCTATCTTGTTCAGACAAGTTCATCCAACCAAGATGTGCAAGTTCGTGTGCGGCAGTAGCAAGGTCTGCTCCTGCGTACAGACGAACAACCGCTTTCGCAATCGCTCCGTTTGCATCAAGAGTAGTTGTTTTGCTACCAAAACCACCAGACTCTCTATTTGTCAAGTCTAATACGATTTCCGTATTATTGGCTTTGCCAATACCAAAACGCATCATTTGACGGGAAACTTCTGCGTACAGGTCTTTACTCATTAAGTCCTTATGGTCTCTGTAATATTGATGCAAATCACCCATTGTATGAATTGTGACTGCCTTATTACTTTGTATCAACTTGCCATTATCGTACTGATTTCCTTGTGCGTCTTCGGTAAGACCCTTCCCTTTATCAGAGATTACACCATCTTCTTGTGGAAGTGCTTGGGTTACTTCTTCTTGAACTTGTCCATTAGACTGGAATGCAGTCTCTTTATTTGTGTATGGATTGTTTAAATACTTCTCTACTTTTTGGATACTGTCGAACTCTCCAATCTTTCCGAACTTTAATCTTGCCTATGTCTGTTCATTTTCATTCGTTACGTCTTGGACAATATATTTATATTTCGGGCGACCTCTGCCAGACTTACCATCGTATACTCTCTTAACGTTGGCAATTCTTCCAGTAATATTATTTCTAAACTTTGCCTCTTCGTTATAGTCGAACTGTTCCCCTTCTTCAATACGTTCCCATTGTTTACCGAACTTGTCCGGCAAGTCCCAATACCCACGTTTCTTTTCGCCAGTCTGTTCTTGGTTGTTTTTGGTTTCGTTATTAAAGAATCCGGGTTTTGCAGACCTTGCCGTAATACCTTCTTGTTGACCCTCTTCATTCTTTTCTTCTGTCTCGGCAATCGCTTCTTGGACTTGTCCCTCTTGTGTCGCCTGTTCTGCTTGCAGTTGATTCATACTACGGAGGGTTTCTCCACCGGGGTTTATGCCAAAGTCATTGATATACTTTTCGGCATGTTCTCCCATAATATCTCTACGGGTAGACTCTTCGCCAGTTATTTCGTTTATAAAGTCTGCCTACGTAACTGCACTTTGTTCTTGGCGATTACCGCCAACACCATACAAGTTTGTATAGTATTCGTGATACATACGGGACACTTCTTCTACGGACAGATTTTCTGTTTCATCCTCTGTCAAATCATAGACTTGTCCCATCGTCTATTTAATCTCGTTGTATCTTTCTTTGTTGCCTTCGTCTTCAAGAATCTTATTATCTTCAATCCACTTCGCTTGTTGTGCGCCCGCTTTGATACTATCAGAATGAGCAGTACCGTTTTCGGTGAACTGGTTGTGAGACAGTAAACCACCAACGCCACCAAATGCCGCACCCATCTTTGCCGCCTTGAGTGCAGTCTCCATGCCTTGTTCGGTGGTGTAGTAATCTAACAGACCACCTTCTCCAGTAACGGAGAAGTCTCTGATACCTTCATGGTCGGGGTCGTATTGTCTACGTTGTGTATCTATTGCACGTTCTGTTGCGTAGTCCTGCCAAGGTTCTTGAATACCTTCTTCTATGGCGTTCTCTGCCATACTAAGACCTGCGCCTAACGCCTGTCCTGCTACAGAACTACCAGTCTTTGCCGCTACGTAAGTACCTGCTCTTGCGGGTAAATCGAAACGGGAAACCTTACCTGCGGCATTCGCAACTGTACCTGCCATCTTTTTGCCAAGTACACGATTAAGAATGTTTCCTGCCGTACCAGTAATTTTACCGCCCATATACATGCTACTGATAATATCCAGTGCCTCAGTAGGCAGGTTGTTTCTGAATGCGTCTTGATACGCCTGTTCTGCCTGTTCGGAAGTGCCTCCTTCTTGCAGGACACGTTCCCACGCATCAATGGCATTCATATCTGCATCTTGTATCGCCTAATGGATTGCACCTATACGGTTGCCCCATGTTGCACCAGTAGACGCACCTGCGGCAGTACCGATACCGGGGAGGACGCTACCGCCTAATGCGCCAACGCCCGCACCGATTAATGTATCTTTTGCCTAAGTCCCAATTCCTTGTAAAGTACCGCCTACTTCGGTAAAATCTTTAAGCGCACTATCGTTTTGATTGAGAATCTTTTGATTCTCAGCAAACATGTTTTTGTACTCGTTGCGTTCGTTTTGAAGGCGATAGAATTCTTGTTCTAATTCTTTCCCCTCTTCTTCTGTTGCGAAGTCTCCGTTACGGAGTCTATCATAAAGGTCTTTAATGTCACTACCCATACCGAGTTCTCTGGTATTGGCGTAAGCGGCTTTACCAAAAGCCCCGATATTATCAAAGACCTAAGAAAAATAACCCTGCTTTGGAGTTTGAGTATCTTCCTCTTCCGTTGGTTGTAACCACGGAATAGCCGAACTTTGTTTATTAGAGGACATATCTTAAAATTTCACCCCCATATCAAATTAACGTAAACTATCAAATCTCCTTCTTTCTTCTTCTTCTTGTTTCTTTCTTCTTTCTTGTCTATCCTTTTCTACGCCACTCATAAAATTAGAAATTGCTCCCTTTATTGAGTCTCCAACATTACTTGTTCCAATAGAATCTCCTTCTTTTGCTTTCTTTGCGACGTTCCCTATACCACTAAACATGTTTGAGAAACTCCAAGAACTATTACTCTTTCCGTTAGGTTTCCCTACTTCGGGTTTTATTACGCCTTTATTCTGTGTTTTTTCTCCGTTACCTTTTTCCGGACTTGTCTATTCACCTTGATTATTTAAGATATATGAAGCGACCTTTTTCGCTATGTTCGATGCTTTTGTTCCACCAATTCCTTGTGCGTGTGCGGCGGCATACCCAACTGCGGTTGCAAGTTTTTCTGCGCTCATACTCCAACCTCTTTCTTGTGGGTTCATTGCCGCATAATCGTAATACATTTGTTTTGCCGCTTGTTCTACACTTTCATACTCTTTTACATAATCACTAAAGTCCTATGCCCACGCATTACCTATCGCATGACCCTACTTAAACGTTGGAGACTCAGAGTCGGCGAAATCATATACTGCTTGTTCCATGTCATCATCAGACATGTTGTTTACCCTATTTGTCCCATTCTGCCTGTTTCTCGCATTAGTACGTGCATTAGTACGTGCCTCAATTTCTTCCATGTTGTATTTATGTCTAAGACCTAACAGTCTATCTTTAGTCATTGCATTTGGGTCTTTTATATATTTCTGGTTGCGACTTGTCCCAGTGTATTCGCCCACTGAACCATAACCAAGTGGTTGACCAAAGTATTGAATTGCCTCTTCCATACTTCCTTGATGTACGCCACCAGAGGAGTTACGTGCCACATACTGTCCGTTTCCTGCGTAGATGCCTACGTGGTCTTTAAAGTTAAGTACGTCACCGGGTTGTATTCCGTCCAGTCCTTCATGGTATGCGTTACCAAACTGTCTCATAAGTTCATCACCATTGGCGTGACCGAGACCTTTGATACCTGCTTTACGTAATACATCACTTACCCAGTTGGAACATTGTGTTCTACTTGTTCCTGTTCCATCGGGAGACATCCATTGTTCTCCTTCTTCATAATCTCCTAAGGCAGAAAGAATGTTATTTCCTGCGGAAGAACCTCCGTTTGGATTATAATTTGGATTACGCATCATACCTTGTTTTGCGTAATATTCGTCTTCTTTTCTCTAAAGTTCGTTTACTAAGTCTGGTTTCTTTAAGTCATACGCAAGTGCGGCACGTGCCTACATCCTTGTTTGTTCATCTACATTCGGGTCATTAGAGATACGATAGTTCTCACGCAGTCTTTCTTGTCGTGCCTCTTCAATCAATGGTTGGACACGTTCTGCATAAAGAACCCTACGGGATGCTTCATCATCGACCCCACTCTGATTCGCCCAGTCGCTCCACGTATTATAGTCTGTATATTGCTTATCTAAATAATCTGCATTTGCCAAACCACGCATTAACGCATCATACTTAGACGTAGTGTTATCAGCACCACTTATAGGTTGTCCCTGCCCGGTAGGTGCTGAAACATTATCCGAGGAGGGATTTTGAAAATTTGGGTTTACCGTTATTGCATTAGACTTGTCTGCATTCTGAAACACAGAACCAAAAGAATTAACATTGCTATTAGGAGACTACGGATAAAAACCATCAACCTAAGAGTTTATTCTTTGATTATAGTTTTGCCCAATCCCTTGGTCTTTAATGTTCATGGTATTGTCGCCATTTACACTCGGATTAAACCACCTAGACTCTCCATTTAATCCAGCCGCATTTCTAACCATCTGCCGTTGCCAATCTTTAGGGTCTCCGTACATTTCTGTTTGCGGATAGTCACCAAGATGGAATCCATTTTGTTCTGTAGGCATTGCGTTTTGGAATGTATAATCGTTAGGTTCTTTCCCTTGTCTAAATGGGAAGGAGTAATCTGTACCATTTGCTCCAATGGGAGTTCCTTCTGTATACCCTTGTGGCATACTGTCAATACCGTTGTTATCCATGTTAAAGATTGAACCCCAATTTGCCTGTTCTCCTTCGCCAACCGCATTTGGTGTTTGACCATTTCCATTTGGTCTCATTCCTGCTTGTGCATCTCTGCGACGAAGTTCTTCATTCCTTACTGCCCTTGCACGTGCGTTCTCTCTTGCATTAATAAAGTTTGAAAGAGCCGCACCTACTGCGTCGCCGCCACCTCTAAAATTGTTAAGACTTGGATTAAACAATCTGTCCTTAACCAATTTCATATCTAAAGTTTCTTGCACTCAACTCACCTCATTTCCTTACTGAATTGCCCCATAATCCAGAGGCAAATCCTGCCGCACCAAGATTTAACGCATTTGACAGAAAACCTCCAAAACCACCGCCACTCTCTGTCTCTGTTTCGGTAGTGCCATACGTATGAGATTTTCCTGTCGTAGTGGGGTTGCTACCCATTGCGATAACTGTACCATAAGAACGAAGAGCGTCGTTCTATGCCGCATACGCATCTAAAAGTGTTGCCATATCTTGTTGCGTAAGTTTCGCATAATCAAGACCGATATTAGACAACGTAGAATAGAAATTCTATAATTGTCCGTTCGCCGCTAATTGTTGTTGTTTATTTGCGTTGTATTGTTGTTGCCATCTATTTGCCCTGTCTGCCGCCAACTAATTATTTAGTCCTGCCGCCGCTTTATATGCCGCAGTCTAATGACCAGAACCATTTAACATACCAGAACCAATTATGTTTTGATTTATTTGGTCGAAAGTCTACCCCCAACCTAAACGGGCATTTTTATCTATCGCATCGTTTGCCGCAACCCAATCTTTATCATCGTTTGGATTCCACGACATAGTGTTCATTTTATTAATTTGAGAATTGTCTATTGCCTGTGCCTAATTCCATGCCTGTCTATAATCAGAGAAGTCTCCCGCCTTGCCGGACTTCGTTTGTTGTTTTACGAAGTCTCCAAGTTTCCCATATAACCCAGATGCCGCATTTCTCAACTTGTCATATTCGGGAGCCATCTTGCCAGTAAATTGCTCTGTGTGTTGGCTTTGGTCGGTGGTCATGTCTGTCTTTTGAGTAGAAGAACTTTTACTACTTCCCATTTATTTAAACCCCTCCCTTTCGCATAAAACCGTTACTGGTTTAAAATTATATTTTTTACAGATGGACTTCCATCTTCTTGAGTAACAGAAGATTTTATCTATATCGTTTTCTATACAAATCTTTTTAAATGTTTCCCACATTTTTTCTCCATCACCATCTGCATACATTATCGTTATTTCATTGCCCCAAGGCATACGTGCAATATCATAACAAAAGAAATTATCGTCATCTATGACGATATTGTTATACAATATTGCCTACAACATATGTTCTCTTGTCTCTGTAGTAAACCGAGACAAATTTTCAACATGTTCAATTAAAGTTACCATTACACAAACAGTGCGTCTATCTAATCATTAGTAATAGACGTTATTGCTCCCTATACATAATCCGCAAGAACTTTTGCGGTAATCAGTCTTCCCGTTGTAGAAGTGCCAGTCTCTAATTCCGTTGCGGTCATTGCAGAATATGTAGTGTCCTGTGTGGTCAATGTCCCTGTGGTGTTATCACCTTTTGTATACGTAATGGTTTTTCCATTAATGGACAAGGACTTAATATAGTTCGAACTATCTGCATCTAACTTTGCGGCATTTTCTGCCTTTGTTGCATACGTGGTGGTAATTGTATTTCCGTCACCATCTTTGACCGCAGAATCCGCATTAGATATAGAGTTATTTATTTGTACATACTGACTACCAGACCAGCGATAAATATTACCAGTATCTATCGCAAGATAAATCTTGTCTGTCTCACCAGTCGCAGGAAAGTTCGCCAAGTTATCATACTCTTTTACATCGTCAACATAAGACGGTAATTGAGAAGAAGGAACCTTCCCTGTGGAGTCTAATGTTGCAACGCCATTCGCCACACCCTTTTCCGAGGCAGGAATACGGGCAGTCGAATCCACTGCATTGATTGTTATGTCTGAGGAATTAAGTGCGACTCCATTTATCTTAATTCCCTTAGCGACATATTTATTATTATTCTACTGGTCTAACTTGTTCTTAAAATACGTAAGACCAGTATAATCTAAATACTCAGCCAATTAATTCACCTCATTAAAACAGTGCGTCTATCATGTTAGTAGGAATCTTTGAATCTTGTGTACCTATATCTGTAACAGACATCTATGACCCATCAGAACCATTAAGGGAGATAGTGGAATTTGATTTAACTAATTGATATGTAGTATTCGTGTCCTAAGAAAGAACGATGTCTTTTATTTCGTCCTCGATTCTTTTATTCGTCTGTTCTTTTGTGTAATAATCTTTAAGGTCAACATTACCAACCTCTATATTATCTATATTTTTGTGTAATCTGTTTATTTCTTTTGCATGTTTTATAAATTCATTTTTTAAAAGGGTAACAAATCTACCTTCTGGATTTATCTGCCTTTGTAATGCAGGAGTTTCAGTAATCATTATTCCTCACTCCTTGTCTGATAATATAACGTATACCCAAGAATTTTAAAATATTCGTTATTGTTCTTTGTTCCAAACCTTATTTGAAAATATCTGGCAGACAAGTCTACATCTATAAATGGGGGTTTCGGACTCTTTAAATTAAGCGTTCGTGTCTCCCATTTACTCATAGTTGTCTCTGAATTCCACCCAGTTCCTATATCCACCACAAGATTGCAGTCTCTCGTTGTTTCAATATGGAACTAAATTCTCAACAACCTTTTTATGTGTCCGGGGTCTTCCATGTGGTGAGTTTTAGTTGTTACATATCCATAATAATTAAACCTTGAGTCTTCTTGTCCGTATAATCTATATACATTTCCTTCTTCGTCTCCGCAAATTGTTATTATCTTATCTTTTAAGTCGTAGTTTGCCCCAATCTCTCTGTTCATAGAATCTATCTCAACCTTTACATCGTCAATGATTAAATCTTGTGTTTGACAAAACTTCCCGATTGCGGTAATGTACATCTCTCTTTTAGACCATGTTTTTGTCGGAACATTAAATGTAATTGCCAATTTGCGATTCTCTTTTATTGACTTTAAATCAATCTACTCCTATGTTAATCCGGGTTCGGATATTCTAATAGAGTTGTCGTAAACAAACATAACATCGTTTTTTTCGTCATCATAATATCCTATAATCTTATTTTTATTTGATGGGTTTACTGTATTAAAAAAGTATTGTTTTATTGGTTCTCCTATTGTGGTTATAGAACTACCATCAAATTCATAAATATCGTCTTCCCCAATAAATATATGGGAGTGAGGAAGTTCCACTATTGAATCTGGAGAGACAAGTCCAGTTTTCGTTGTAATAAGTTCTTTCGAAAAAACAGTATCTCCTCCAGTGAATGTTACGGCAATAATCCCTTTCTCTTTATATACCACGAGAATGTCATTCAATTTACGTATTGCTACAATCTCTCCGTCTACGTCATCAACGTCAACGTACCCTGCCATACCAGAGTCATCCTCATTATTGTGCCACATACGAGGGTTCTACAATTGAGACCAACGCAACCTTGAATTATATACCGTTCCACCCTCTATAGTATTCGCTAAAAAAGTAAACCCCTTATAGTATTCCACGCACTTCGCTTTTACGTTGGCAGATTTACTTCCCTCAACATTAAGAGAACCTATACCTATCCAAGTTACAGTTCCATCAGAAAATGACCTTGATAGATTCTTTTCCCAACTTGGTTCGCCAGAACCAGACGTTCCTCCGCTTTGACAACGATAAATATAACCATTATCGTCATGGGGTCGAACAATGTCCCCTTCTTCATACTTTGTCCCCGGTTGCCTTTCTTCTGGCTCAAATAGTCCCTCTAATTTTTTACATCTCTTGCTAACTCCGTCCCAATAATAAACATAATTCCCAGACGAACAAATTAAATAAATATCTCTTATATTACGCTAAGTAACGCTATTATTAGGAACAACCTTCGTATCTATAAATCCACCAGAGTACACATAGTCTGTTTCATCAAATAAATTAGTAAAAACAGGAGACCCCTCCAACGGAGGTTCGTTCTAATGATACAAACCATTAGATGTATGCACCATATTTAACGGACTACCAGTAGACTATTTAAACAAGTCTATTTTAATAATAGCACTGTTATTCCCGTTTACTTTTGGAAATTGCTATAGAAAGTCAAACGCTTCTACTTTTTCTACATAACCGTCTCCAAATCTTACGTTTAAACAATCAGAAAACGCTCCGTCTGGAATCAAAGACGATGGTGCTGATTTAACCAACCCCTTACTTGCGGGTAGAAATATCTACTGTTGTATTTTACTCACCCCCTATTTCTCTATATTTTAGTCTTTTCATTGGGTCTTCCCTTAGACCCAAACCATTCGTCTATAAATAACAATAGTCGCAATCTATTTCACGGACTATCCCTTTATCAATAGTCCCAACTACAAACTTGTCCCTCAAGGCATCTCCAAACTATTTCTTTCTCTTCTTCCTTTTACAGAACGGACAACAATAGATATTTGTATTAGGAGTAATTGTAAGGCAACCACACGGGTATTCAAGATAACATTCGTATTTTAAGTCGTTACGTGTAATGTAATTCTCTACGTTCTAAACTAAATTTAATCTCTACAATCCTCCGAACGGATGCGGTCTTCGGTAGACAAGTTTTATATTTTCATCGTTCTTTGTTAACTCTGCCATACACGCTATAGACGTTTCTATGCGCTCTTGCTTAAGGTCATATCCTCCCCATTTTTCAATCTATGGAGAATACACAATAACAAATTCTACGTCCTTATAATCTTGTTGGACAAGTCTAATAAAAGACAATACTTCGAATGCACTAATAAACTACGAATCCGTAATACCGTCCCAAGGAAAATAAAATTTTTTTACTCCTATTAATAACAGATTAAAAACAAAATTCGTGCATAATGTTGGGTCTTTAATCTCTACAGAAAACTCTCTACCACGTGTTACGTAATATCTTGCAATTTTCTCTGCCCAGTTTTGATGAACCCATTCCCTGTCTATTTCTGTCATACATATCTCACCATATGGGAACAAGTTCCAAATTTTACGCCAATTCTTCATGGATAGTTTTCTATCTGCCCAAGGAACAATCTTAATCAATTTTCTATACCAATGCCGTAGGCGTATAAGATAAATCCACAAAAACTACTGTCGTCTTTCCCGCATTTACCACCTACTGTACAAGTTATTTCCTATCCGGGAGTTACATCAATATATCCAGAATAATAATAATTATTTGGAGCAACGCTGGAACCCCCCTCTAAATTTGCCGCAAAATCTCTTCCCGGGCATCCATAAAATTTTTCTCTGTCTTCTCCTCTATCTCTTTGTTCAAATTTGAACGAAGCCTTACAGCCATACTAAAAAGCCTTATTTCCTTTCACTTTTTCAACATCAATATTAACTTTTTTATCGGAACTTTTTATCGTTGTTGTTTCGTTATTTTTATCATACGCATAAACCCATATCGGGTCTCCATCTGAATTCTTTGATTCCTGTCTTGTTACTTTATATCCTCCCGCACACATCGCAATCCTTACTCTTGTAACACCAGCAGGGACAGTAAGAACCTTCACGACATTTGAATCCTTCGCTTTATTATCTGGAACTGTTATTAATCCTTCTGTATACGGAGGAACCCCAGTATTTAATAAGGCAAAAACGTTTCCTTTTGAGTCTTTTATTCTACCGGGAGTTCTCTCTGGGTCATCAACATCTCCTATAGGATAATATAGTGTAATTAATTTTTTATTTTCCAAAACCTTTATAGGTTTTCCTTTTTTCTTTTTCAAATCATTTAATTCTGTAAATAATGGGACGGTATAAGTAAGTCCCTTAGAATCTTTAATCTTAATTTTATGCTTTGTTTTACTCATATTATTCCACCCACAACTCTGCTCCATTAGGGAATTGAATATGTCCCTCATTAGTGAATTTCGCAATCTTCCCCTTATGAGTTTTTTCCCCGGTAGGGATTAGAACGCTACTCTCTTTTACGTATGTAGTTTTAATCGGGTTTCCGTCAACGTCATTTGTGGCTCTCGTTGCAGTAGCGGAATTGCCAGTACAACTTCCTGCCGTTTCTGCCGCATACTCTAAAGAAACCCAACTACTACCAGTACAGTAATCGAACTTTTTTGTATCCGTATTAAACCCCATAAATCCTTCTTTTTTATGGGTCGGACGATTCGCCGTACTCCACCTTGGGATAATTAAGTTTGGACTTGTAGGATAACCAGATATATCCGATAAACACTTGATTACCCACTCCCTGTCATCACGAATAAACATATCAACATCTGAAACCTTTTCCTTTCCAGTGGGAAATTCAGAACTCACGGTATTTATCTGGAATACCCTGTTCTTTGTATTTATTGCCAAAATTATTCACCTCCCTCATATTTCTTTATATTCATAAACTTGTTTGCTCCACGCAATCCTAAACCACCTAAACCAGTGGCAGTAGAAAACGATTCATAGTTCTTCCACTCCGTTCCGTTATAGGCAAGATATACGGAAACAACAAGGAATACGAAGAGACATATCGCAGATACAACCTTCGTGCCAGAATATGTCCCATCATCATCTTTAAGAACAGAGAACAATATCTCCTTAATTATGTTTTTCATCTTTATCATCCTCTGGTTTTGTATGAGGTAATGCCATTAGTTCTTTCCAAAGACCGTCTATTACTCCGTTCTCACCCAACGCTTCATAGTTCTTGTAATTACCTTCTATGCTTTGCAGTGCATATAATGGAATCCACCCTTTGTCTTTATATATATAATATGCCTTGGTAATCTCTCCACGGAGAAGACTTTGCAGTCCTAATTTAATTGCGTCCTGTTCTTCTTGAGACCTCTTGAACTTCTACCAGAGGGTTGCTATCAGTATGCCAATGATTACATTCACGGCATGTATTAAAACAGATTCCATCTTATCCCTCTTTTGACCAAAACGGACTTATGTATAACGCTAACATGCAACGCCTTATTTCCGTTGACTTAACGTCCTACATTTTCCAACCTAAAAATATTCGCCATTTAAATTTTTTGCACCAATGTTTCTCATAACGTACCATAAACGCATCATCGGTATAGTAAATCTAATTACGATACTAACGCTTGTTGATGTCAGAACGTTTAATAATATCCGCACCATTTATATCTTTACCAGTGACCTCATAAGAGAACCCGTATCCAGTGTTCCGATACAACCACGCAAGACGGCAGAAGTATCGTTTAAATCTTTCGATTAATGTAAAATTAAGATTCAATATATTTACGTGACCGGGAATATTTTTATCGTGGTCTTCGTAAATATATTTATAATGTTTCCCATAATCATACTAAAATATCTTCGGAACTTTATTCTCTGTTATCATCCATTCTACGTCTAACGTATTATCCCAAGTCTGCCAATACCGCAGAGAATATGGAAGATTACCATATTCATCTGCGAATAAGACAACGATTGGATTTGTTAAATAACAGACGATAGTGAAAATAATTTCTAATACACAATAAAAGAAATATATCATTATTTATTTAGCCCTTCTCCGGCAAGGTTATATGTGGTGTTGGCTGTATGCTTTCCAGAAGTCCAAGAAGACCCCAAGTAAAGAGTTGTTTGAGTGTCACTTCCTTTTTTGATAGTAACATATGCAGACTCAAGACTTGAATTGTTAGGACATTCTATCTTAACTGTTGTATTGTATTTAATTGTGTATTTAATTGTCTTTATACCTGTAATAGTTTCCGTTTTAGATTGTCCAGAAGTATTCGTGTAAGTAACCTTGCAAGAAACATTTAAAAGGGAGAGATTAAATGTAATTACTGGTGTAATTGGTTTCGCATCACTAACGGAAATAGTAGTATTTGCAGTAACAGTACCTTTAGTACCCGGACTTAACGTGCCTGCCTTATAGCCAGTATCCGCTTTTACAGAAGCAGTCCAAGTAGTACCATATCCAACGGTAACAGAATCTCCTTCTGCTAATTGCTTTTCTGTCGCATAAGTAGAACCATTATAATTCTTATATTTAACAGTAAGGGTCTGGTGTGCTTCGGACGTTGCTTTAAGAGTAAATGTTTTATGCGTTGCCGCAGTAGCACTAACAGTATGTGCCGCAGTAAGTGTATTGGGAGAACTTTCACTACCCGCTCCACTAATTGTTCCTGCATTCCACCCAGTAGCACCCGCTACAGTAGCGTACCACTGACTACCATGTCCTAACGTAAATTTCTGTGCAGAAGATGTGGAAGTCTTTTTTGTCCAAGATGTTTCCAATGTAGAACCATTGTGATTCTTATAATATAAAGTGATAGTCTGGTGGGTCGTTGCCGCAAGAGTAAGAACGTAGGTCTTATGCGTTGCCGCCGCCGCAGTAACAGTTGTATTCGCAGTAACAGTACCAGAAGTCCCCGGTGATAAAGCCCCTGCGTTCCATCCAGTAGAGGGAGAAACAGATGCAGTCCAAGTAGTCCCATACGTTACTGTAGCAGAAGAGCCTTCTGCTAATGTAGCCTCTGCCGCAAACGTTCCGTCTGCATTCTTTTTCTTATATTTAAGAGTAATCGCCTAATTTGCGACGGAATTACATTTTAATGTAAATGTTTTCTATGTTGCCGCTCCTGCCGTTACTGTTATGTTAGCATTAGTTAATGTTCCACTTGAACCGGGACTCAATGTTCCTGCATTCCACCCAGTAGCACCCGCTACAGTAGCCGTCCATGTCGTCCCATAAGGAAAATATTTAGTTCCAGAAGTAAAAGAAAAACTTCCAGTTCCAGATTCTCCAAGGGGTTTGTTGGACGCAGTAACGGTGATTGTTTCATTTTCCTTTGTTGTAATACTTATTTTAAAATATGACCTTTGGCAAACGTAAAATGTATTTCTACCATTGTTATATATGGCAAGAGGAGTCCCTTCTAAAGAAAAATCCGAATAAGCAATTCCAATAGAAGAGGCATATAAATTTATACCACCAACATTACAACGAAACAAAGGACTCGACTAAGTCACACCTCTCGCTTCTTCTGGAGTGTCGTACAAATCACAAGTATATACCGTACCTCCTTTTTGAATTTTTAATACGTAAGATGATTTACTCATATTTCACCTCACGTTGTTGGCAATTCAATCCAAACAGTAGTGCCGTCGGGGAATACTAATTTATTATTAGAATCGAATGTAGCAACAACTTTTCCTGCCGCCTTACAAGTTATTGCACCATTAGATAATTGACGAGTAACACTAAAACCGCTCGGTGGGTCATTATTCGCATCAGATGCTCCTAATGTTATTTCATTATACGTTCCACCAGAAGGTTGATTAAATCTTATTACACCAATTCTATTTGTCCCATCTGTTACTTGAATATCTCTATAAGTAGTATTTGCGTCTTTCACGATATTTATTGGGACAATTTCTGTCCCAGAATAAGTTACTGCCCCTGTCATCGTCCCGCCAGACTTGGGTAAATAATTATCTAAATCAGACTGTGAAATAATATCGGAGACTTGTTCTGGTGTTACGTATGCGTCACCAATTTCTGTCACCCAATCAATCGTGTCTAATTTGTTATCAATTGCAGTATCTAAATCAGACTGCTTTACGAAGGTGTTTTTGATTTTATTATGGTAGTATGTAAGACCGTCTTTTGTTAATACTTCCAATCTTATTCACCTCCGTCAACAATAGTATCTATATCTGGTTCTGTGATATTATACAAGTCCGTTACCGCCTATGCCGTATCTGCCGCCTATTGTGCGGCACTTGCATATTCGCCAACTTCCGTTGCTTTTTCATCAACATAGTCTTTGTCACCACTAATAGATGTTGCGTAATATTTAGAAGAATACTCTTCTCCATCTACAGTATCTTCCATGTAATTTGCCCATTTCTTTGCTAATTCCGCAGAATCGTTTGCACTCTATTGAGATTGTGCCGCAGACGTTGCCGCAGATTCAGTGGCGGTCTGCATTTCCTAACACCTGTCCGCTATACCAGTCATTCTTACTTCCTGTTCGTCGAGGTCTCTTTTCATCGCCGCTACCTAAGATGTAGCATTAAGAATCTGTTCTACCGCTTCGTCAGAAATCGCAGTCGCTCCGCTAATAATCTATTCAACCTAATCCTTTAATGATATTATGTCTCCAAGTAAACTAACGGCATACTGCGCCGCCGCACCAGTAAACTCTACTAACTAATCATCACTAAGGCGAATATAAACCTTACCAGTATCGGTAACGCACATTTCGTTTCTTTTAAGATTTTCATAATTAGGAGTTTCTTCGTTAAGAAGGTCTTGTTCTCTTAATTTCCTAAGAGTATATCTAATTGACAACCTCAATCACCTCCTTGGTTTTCAGAACCAGATTGCTATAATTGTTGCTATAACAATTCGATTTGATTCATTAAATCTTGTACCTATCCCAATAACTCTCCGTTCTGTTGGACAAGTTCTGGTCTTGTTGGTTCTAAATGAACCGTTGGTTCAGTATAGATATCGGTCTACGTACCGCCTGTTAATTCATCTATCGGATAAACAAATCCAACATTCTTACGCCAACCATGTCCAATGTTAAGATTACCGAATGGGTCACGTGCGAACAATGGTCTATCGTCGGTCTGTTGTATTTTAATTTCATGTATGTAACCCTAAAGAAGTGCCTGTCCCTTCCCTCTCCAAAGGTTTGCCTTTTCCGGCTCCATTAAGAAATCAAAATACTCTGCACATGCGTAATATATAATAATATCCGCAATTTCTTTAGACAGTCCATCCTCTGAATCCTCACTATTAGACAAGTCTTCTGGATACCATTCTCCAAAGATATTGATAACACCTATAGGGGGAGCAGGGATAATCTTTAAACCACCCTGCATTACAACGTAATACATCGGTTCTCCGATTACATCTACGTTGTCATATATCTCAAACGCTTCTTGAATGGTATTCAAGGGAAATAATTTCTTCTTCCTTTCAGTCTCCACTCCATTAAACTTGTTTGGTTCTGCGTTAAAATCTATCTTTACGTTATCCTCTGGGTCTGGATTCCATTCCACATAACGTGCCTATTTCAGTCCCTTAGTACGGACAAATCCGTCCTCTGGTTCTAACCCGATTTCCCATTTCTAAATCCTATACAGATATGTCTCACGTAAAATATGCCTACGTTGTTGGTTGATGAATTGTAACAGGAGGTCTTCGTTTAAGTCCTGCCGCTTAATAATAGCGGCACACATGGTAACAATTTCCTTACCGTTCATCTGTTACCTCCGTATATAAAAATAAGGGCGGGAAAATTCCCGCCCATTAAATACTATCGTCCGTTGTTTTATATTGTGGATTTAACGCCAAGAACTACCGAAGTACCTTCCTTGCGGAATCCCCGTCATGCTATTCACAATAGAACTAATATTTCTTTAACAACGGGTCAATTGCAAATTCGAAGACTGGTATGGCGCAGACATGTTTAAAGCCTACGCCACGTTGGTCTTCTTTTCTTTTTTCATAATTCTGTTTTTCTAACTCAGTAGTGTCGAACTTGTTTGTGATGGTAACGGTGTCACCTTCCGCTTCGACATACTGTTCTTTTAAGAATCCGTCGCTCATTTATCAACCAATGGTAATCTGTGCGTTTGCTTCTGGAGAACGGCATTCCATTGTCAGTTGACCAGTTACAACCTTACCATTTACCAGAGAATCCTTAGGACGTTCTACGGTCTTAAACGGAATCAGATAAGCCAGTTTCCAGTATTCAGACTGTAAGAAGTCGATACGGGAATCGGGCATCATGCGGTGTAACAGAGTGTTAACCAGACCGAAATCGGATTCATATACGTTCACAATCTGTTTAATCTTAGTGGAGTCCGCACTACGTTCACGGGATGCGTTACCAGTGAAACCAGAAACGATTCTCTTATTCTTGCCGGACATAACTGCGATATCTGGAGTGCCACCGACCTTCCATGCCGCTTGAATAGCGTCATTGAATTCGTCTTCGGTAACTTCTGTACCTGCGGCGGCAATTACATTGTCGGGCAGTTTGGTTGCGTTAACGAAATAAGGGATACCACCCATCAGACCTGCATTGGTAGAATCACCCTGCCGAGCAGTAGCATTGTTAACGATAGCGTATTCAACGTCCATAGCAATCGCTTTCAGAACTTTTGCCAGTTGGTATGCCATTTCAGACTTAACGCCCGCTTTCAGAACTGCCTCTTGAGAATCAGTTACCATGCAATCACGCATAAAGATTTGGATGTAGTTATCCAACTTAACACGTGGTACGCTTGGGGTGGAACTGAACTCTGCGTCTTCCAGATGTGCGTTCTGAGCAGGTTCATCCAGAGAGTCGGTCAGCCAACTATGAACCATACCAGTAACTTTAGAACGACCAAACTTGTTCATCAACGGAGTTTCGTCTGGGGAAATATTAGTGATAATGTCTAACAAATCCTCTCTATTACCTACTGTCCAACCATTAGCACCAGAGAAGGTATAGGAGGAAGAACTTGCTTTAGTACCTGCCATTTATAAATTCACCTCAAAAATTTTTAATCTACAAATCCCATCTCAAGCAACATCTTCGCTTTTTGGTCAGTAGACATTGCGCCAAATTTACGGAAGTCAATCTTCTTATGTTGCGCCTGTTTTTCTACGGGTGTGTTACCAGATGGGATTACCTTAGGAACAGGAGTATTCTTTTTCTGTTCCACCTTTTGAATCGCTTTAGAATAATACTCTTTCTGCATAGTCCTAAAGAACTCACGCAATGGTTCTGGATTCCCGTCGTTATATGCCTGTTTTAACTTATTAAACTGACTTACGGGAAGGTTCTGCATTGCGTCATTAATGTTTGACATAATCTCGTCATACTTAGGTTCTTCACTACGTAACTGTGCTTCAAGATTATCAATATTTCGTTGTCTTGTCATCATTGCATTACGTTGATTTATCAACGCCTATTTTGCTTCGACGACTGCGGTAATGTGGTCAAAATCTAATTCGGACAAGTCGTCTGGACTGTTTAACCCTAAAGACTGTGCCGCCAAACGTTTAGCCACTTCGTTTAGGTTTGCATCGGTTTCTTTTGGAGTTGTCTGAGGTTGAGGTTGTGGTTGAACTTGTCTCTGTGCGTAAAGTTGTTCAATCTATTGGCGTTGATTTGCCAACTGTTGAGTTTTACGTGTGTAATCAGACTGGCGCATGTAGCCACGTAACAGTTCTTCCTGCGTTACCTCTACTTCCTGTCCGTCCACTTTTACCTTGTATTTCGGCTCTTCCTGTGTTTCCTGTTGCGGTTCTTCCTCTTCCTGCTCTGGTTGTTCCTCCTCTTGTTCGGTGGAGTCCTCTTCATTCAGATGGTCAAACTCATCGGTGTTCCACTGTAAATTGCCGTTTTCATCAAGTACGAATTCGGGTTCATCATTAGAACCTTCTTCTTGTGGAGTCCCTGCTTCGGGTTGTTCCACTTCTTGTTCGGCTTGTACTTGTTCCTTTAATTCTTCGTTATCCATTAGTCCTCCTTACAGAGTTTCCTGTCGGAATTGTTCTGTAGCATGAATAATACCAGTCTCTACTTTACTTAATAGTTTTTCTTCAAGACCGCAAATGTATTTATATGTCGCCCTTTTTTCGGGCAACTTATCGGATGGACAAGTCAAAAGTTCATTTAAAACTTTCTGCTTCTCCTCTCCGATAAAATCCTTTAAAAAGACTAACGCTCCTTCTGCGTTATATCCTTCGTTAATTAACTCCTATGGAGTTTTTAATCTTCTCATTAAAGTTGTCCGTCCCGTCTATTAGGGTCTGTACTATTAGGTTGCGGAGCCATCCTCTAAATGAACTGTTGCGTACTTAACCCTGCGTTCTCTGGCGCACCGGGGTCTGGGTTCATGGGTTGTTTACCCTTTGACTGTTGTTGTTCTGCCTATGCCTGTGCCGCCTGTCTATCGTAGATGCCCGCTTGTTGTGCCGCCTGTTGCATACTGCCCATCATCATCTGTTGTTGTGCCTGTTGTAGTGCAGGTGGCATTGTTCCTGTATCTTTTGCATATTGCATCATCATTAACATTTGTGGAGAAACACCCATCATTTCTGCCTGTTTAATAATGTCGGCAGGGAATACAAAGTCAGATACATTCTTGTATCCTAACGCTTCGACAAGTCTACCAAACGCATATGCGGCATGAGACAAGTCTGCAATCCCATATTGTACCAACTATGGATACATCCCCAGTAACAACTGCATTGCTTGCGCTTGTTGTTGTTTACTTCCTGCTACAACACCAACGTTTACTGTGATGTCAATTGTTCCCTCTAAATCATCTGGGGTAATGGGTTTTGGTTTATCTGTAATACGGATACTTACTTCATCCGTAATAAACATTTGATTCATCTTAATCATGTGCCGGAACAACTGCTTAACGCCCGTCTCCGCAAAGATACGTGCAATCAGTTCCAACCTCTGATTAGATGCGTTCATAATCTATGTAATACCAGTGGCAGTCTTATTAAGAGAGTTTGCATCCATACCTTGATTATAACGTGTAATACCAGTCCGATTCTCTTTCATGGTATTCATGTACTCAAGGAACTGGAATACCTGCGGTTGCAAGGGTTCTACAGGAGACCATTGCACTGCTTCTCTTGGATTGCCCGACACACGAACCGCTTTACGACCATCAATAAACTCATTCGGGTCTATTAAGGAGTCTATGTTTACAAATGCCTGTTTATCGTTGTTAGTTGCGATATTATAAATAATCTGCTTTAACAACGCCGTATTAAGGTCTTGTAACTCACTTACTAAATCTGAGATACCACGTTTAGGGAAAAGTCTTAAGGTATCACGGATTGGACTAATCGTAAAGAACGGGTGGCGACCCATCGTGTTCTCTTCTAAACGAACGATAGTGCCATGCTGACTGCCGACCATCGTAACGATAACGTCTTCTAGCATCCCGTCATTGTTAACGTCGGTCTTTATATAGCATTCGTACAGAAGGAACTCTTTCTTTGCGTCCTCAACCCCGGAGTCGTTAATCTTGTCATACGCACGTGGGTTAAGGTCTGTTTCGTATTCTGTTCTCTTAACCGCACCATCATTACCATCGGACTCAAGAACTTTATCAATGTTCTAAAAGACTCCTTCTTGTTCCCGTCTACGTAAGTAGTCAAGATTTACTATCTTTCTGTGTGCGACAAAACCAACGTCCTCTAAAGACTTTGCTTCTGGACTAAACCTAAATTCAGATGGTGGAACAACCTCTAATTTAGGTTGATTCTTTGTGATGTTTGTGATTTCTTCATACTCCAGATTCAAGATATCTGGAGCAATTTGTTCTACGGATAGAATGTTAATTTTGGGATTTGTCTGCATCTGTAACAATTGTTCTCCGTTTACGACAAGTCTCTTTGTCTCCACGGTCTGCTCACGTTCCCAATAACATTTGACGATTCCCAGATTATCTATCAGCGAATTCTTAATCCAGTCATAAAAAATCAGAAAACCGTCATTGTTCCGTTCTAACTGATATTTGATAAGTTCACTATGAACTTGTGCGGCTCTTTCGTCCTGCTCAGAACTTACGCCTTGCAGTTTACAGATATCCTCATTCCCGAAGAAAACTTTCGTCAAAGAAGGTAACGCCCATTCCACGGTATCGTGGAAATCGCTTGCGGTTACGTCGGAGATGTTGGTCAACTTTGGGAATTTTTGTTTGTAATACTACTTGTCCCCCTCATAGACCTTATGTCTACGTATAACCTCTGGTTCGATTTCTTCTTCGTAATAGTTATCTGCCCTCTGGATTTCTCTCTCTACGTTCTGGCGTATCTCCTCTAACTTCTCTTCGGAGATACCGTACTATTGGACTTGTCCGGTCTCTTCTCCTTCTTCCTCTGCCATAACTGCATCTACGTCAGCGGATGCGTCGAAGTCTGGAACTTCGGGGGCAGTCGGGTCAACTGGTTCTTGTTGCATAGACAAGTCTGCCGTTGTTAGTTCCTCCGGCATAAGACCTTGCATCGGGTTATCGGAAGGAACAACGCCGGGTGGCATAGAGATGGGGTCTTCCATTTGAGGAGAGACCAGATTCGGATTTTGTCTTAATGCCAAATTTTATTCCCTCCATTACATGCTCCCTGCGTAGATGTTACTTCTAAGTCTTGCCCTTCTCTTTATAGGAGAGACGGCAATCTGTTCTACGTATGCGAGGGAGTCTAATAAATCATCGTGGATTCCGTTTGGGAACGCTAACATTTCCCCTTTTAATTCTTCCCACCAATCTCCTGCATCCCGTGGAACCCAGACAGAACCAGAAGAAAAACGTGGTTGTAATGCGGAAATACGTTCTTCCTTTTTACGTTGCGCCTGTAAAGCCGTAACCGTGAAGAACATGTTTCTGTGTGGCATCTCTTTCTCTAAGAAGTGGTGAATTGCCGCTTGATATGCAACCTTTTCTACGCCCACTTTCTACGGAGACCATTTGCCAACCATCCTAAAAATTTCATCTATCGTCTTGGTTGGGTCGAACCTACCAAAAGAACAATCCAATATAAACCAATGATTGTCCCTGTTAACTCCGACCACCATTATAGAAGTAAAGTCGGCGGTAGCCTTTTGGCTAATCGCCAAGTCAACTGTCATAAAGATGTTCATCTCTTGCAGTTTTAGGTCTTTCCAATCAAACCACCTAAAGTATTCTGGCTTGAAGATTTGACTGTCTGGGGATATAGATTCGCACATGCGTTCACGATACCATATATCAATCTTCCCTAATTTTTCGTATGTGGCACGTTCCTTATCTATAAACTCCATTGTGTATTTACTTGCCCATGTGGGCGCACCGTCCTTTACAATAGGCATACGGTCTGCTTCAAAACCCAAATACTCCTTATTATTTATAACACGTTCTATCAGACACGCTTCTCCCAAGTTGTTCCCAATCATAAAGATGCGGGACTTCTTTCCTAAGAAAGCAATATCAGACAAGAACCAATTATAATCTTTCTCCAAGACTGTTTCAGAAGACATGTCTTCCAAGTCTTGAGGGTCATCTATAACTATCAGTTTCGGTCTTGTCTCCCCGTGTAACAGACCACGGACAGAAGACCCTTTGCCGTAGGCATCAATGCGAACATTGATATGCTCTCCGTAAATGTCCTTGACAACGACTTCGAACGTCTTATCATTGTTCTTTTTTACCTACACAAGATTGGCACACAATTTCGGGTCTGCCAGATAATCTGCCGCCAAGTCCTTAAGACGGGCAGACGCAAGTGTCTGGTTTGCCATGATGATGACAATAAAATCATATGCCTTAGATGGAAAAACAAGTCTATATAGAGAATGGGAGCGGATAACCAAAACAGATTTGCCGGATTCACGGAATGCCTCCGTAGCAAAATGTTTTGTTCCCTTTAATAAAATATCAGACCATTCGTAATGAAAAGGAGCAGGAGCGCAATCATCTGGGGAGGGTAAATAAATCTTTCTAAAGTCTACAAGAGAGTTGTATGCCATCTACATGGCAAGTGCTTCTTCTTGCGCAAGTTTCTCCAGTTCGGGTGTCATTTTGTTAACCACCTTACAACTTCGGGATTTCTTCTGAGTATTTCGTAAATCCCGTTTGCAGTACGGTCTACCAGTAACTCAGATGCAACATTCATCTATTCATCAACATCTTCTTTAGAAGTGCCTACGTACATAGAACCGTTCATAAGGAAAATCGCATGAACAAGTTCGTGTAACAATGTTGCTTTCTTACACTGCATCGTAGTATCGGATGCGATATAGATTGTCTGTTGGAACTGGTGGATAGCACCATAAACATCGGATTCGTCGTTCTCAGAACCGATTAACTCTTTAATCTTTTCCTCTGGAACGAACTCCACCCTATAGTCAAATGCGCCATAAGATACCTGCCCTACAAATCCCTCGTCTCCCCATGCCTTTACTTTGCGTTTTACGGGAGACTTCTTCTTTTCTAACTTTGTGTCTAATACTTTCTCTTCCACAAGACCTCCAATAAGAAAATTCAGTCCCCCTTAATTTAGAAGAGGGACTTATAAAAGAACCCTTTCGGACTCTTTTCCTAATCAAAATTTTGGGTGCTAAAGAACTCAGAGAGTTGTCCTTCTTTACGAACAAATCTCATGCAAGACTCACACCTTGTCTTACTTCGGGCGGGATGTTAAGGAGTCCCCGCCATAATATCTCCCATATCGGACAAGTTCCGACCCGCACGATTGGACACTGCCCTCGGATTATTTATATACCGCCTACCCTCTGGCGGTGACTAGCACCGAATGCTAAAGTCCTTTTACATTGCCTATACGTGGAACATCCCCGTATAAGACCGACGGGACACGCATGTTACCCGTCCATTCAAATATATATGTACCTGCCTCTAAAAGAGGTCAAGTCATAAACTAAAAACCGAAGATATGCGTAGAGACCTTTGGTAGTGATGATGTGCGAAACACCATCTTTTCATGTGTAGATATACCCTATTCTCGTGTATTGGGTTTTATTTAAAGAGTCGGAATAGAACAACTCTTGTTTAAACAAGTTTAGCGGTTTATTTCGGGACAAACCGCAAAAACCCATACAAACAGGAGGTATAGCAACATGAGTACCCTTCTGTTTTAAAAACAATAAACACTACGGAGAAGGGTTTGGTTCTATTAGTTATTTAAGGGGGCGAATTTTAAGTGTAACTAAAAATACGCATAATCCACGTCATTTAAAATCCTTAAAACCTATATCAAAAACTTTGTTTTTGATTCTACTACGTAGAAGAGTTGTTATTATACTTTATTATTATTAATTTTAATTAATAATAATTTATAATCTTAACTCTTCTTGCGTCAGCAAGAATGATTACGAAGTAATCATATATCTTGTCTCCCCCCTGACTCCCCCCTCATCTATTTCAAAAAATGTGCAAAAAATGTGCATGGTTTTTGTGAACTGTTTGTGAACTTTACATAAATTTTTATTTTTGACCTGTTTTTGTAAAAAAGTGTAAACTTATTTTGGGGGTGGTAAAGGAGTGTTAGGAGTCCCATTCTGGGGAAACTTGTCTAAAATTTTTGTGTGGAGGTAAGGGATGCTTTAGGAGTCCCTTTTAGGATTTTGGGGATTGGATTTGTTTGGGCGTAGAAATCTAATTGGTGTTGGAGATTTGTTTGGAATAAGTTCTCTTAATATATAATATAACCATCCCTTTTTGTGACTTCACATGTCGAAAATTTTTTTCTTTCATTTAATATTCACTCTAAATTGTTTTTTAAAAAAATCAAAATAAAAAACACTTAAGAAAAATACATAACACAAAACACTTAAGACAAATACAAAACACTTTCATTTATATATATCATTCTCACGTAAGGCAAGGTAGGTTATAAACTTGTTCCCTTGCGTCCGATATCAAGTATTATGTAAATTCTTACCTGTCTTCCGTCCGTCCGTCCCCGTCGGAAACACTGTTTGAAATAGTAGAAAACTTGTTTGAAGTATCGGAAAGCCGCTTGTCTACTGGTTTTGCGGTTGTTTCAATAGTCATTTTTTCGCTGAGTAACTGGCGAGCCCTGTCAGATATGGAAGTATTAATATTCACATTGATATTAGTGTTCCTATCCGCTACAAGCCCCGCCCTGTCTAATATTTCCCTTGCTATCATAACCTTGATTTTCGGGTCAGTCTATTCCGAATTATACATTTCTAATAAACCTTGCTAAATATGCGGCAATGCAGATATCATGCTGTCTCTGGTGCGTTCCATAGCACAAGACAAATATTCTTTCACTTCAACCTGTGCCATATAATTTTCAAATTGCCTAATACCTATTTTCAATTCCTGCATTATAAGTGCATAATTTCCGCCATATTTTGCATAAACATCTACAAATTTACGCTGTTTTTTGTTCAATTTTATCATATGCTCACCTCTTCATATGTTTTTACCTATACAAAAAAACTGCCTAAAAAGTGCATGAACACTGCATTCTGAAAAAATTTTAACAAATTTTGAAAAAAGTGATTGACATATTCAAACATGTTTGCTATAGTATCCATAGTAAGACCGAACCTTGAAAACTTAACAGAACCCGAAAGAACCATACCGAACGGCGCAAGCCCTACGGAATGCAATGCAGGAAGTCGGAAAGCAGAGCATGAAATGGAAACTGTAAAAGTGAGGAAGTCGGGCAAGGCGACTTGTTGAAAGTTAACAATGAAACTTGTCTAAGTGAAAGCGACGACTGACAGGAAAAATGCAAAGACGCTTAAAGGCGACAGTGCTACAGGAAATTTGATACTACTTCGGGAAGTATGGGGAAGTCGGGGAAAGTTAAGTAAATTCAAGTGAACATTGAAAAACGAACACGCTAAGCGAAAAAAAACTTAGTCTTAACTGTTTGAAGTGTTCGTAAATATTTGCCTTGTTGAGAATACTACCGAATAAATGATACTGAGAATGAAAAATCAGTGTGATATAAAGTAGTGTTTGAGAGGAATAGTCAAAAACTTTCCTTTTATAAAAACACTTTTCGACAGGTAAAAGCAGTGAAAACTGCTTTTCCTGCCTTGTGCATTCTGACTATGTGAGAATATGCAAGGCAGGATAAACCTGCAAAAATATTTTTATGTTGCCCATAGAGGCAGAAAAGGAGACTTTAAAATGACTACTATTACCAACAAAAAAGCAAACGCCAGCAAAGAAATGAATGTACAGGAATTATTAGGTATGACAGTACAGGTAAACGAAAAAACTACCGCCTTAGTAAAATTCATTCCTAAGGACGACAGGCAGTACATCGACAGCGACGGAACTGCTTATTATGTGGCATTGCTAAACGTTACCTTTGCAAAAGACGTTAAAAACGTAACGACTGGTGACAAGGACGAACGTAAAGCAAAAAATGAGGAAATTATGAAAAATGCTACAGGTTTTAAAGCAGTATGTCGTGACTTGACAGCAATTGCTAAAATCTTAGGAGAAAAGGAAAAAGGTTTTCTTAAAATGACTGCCGCTGTTCCTTGCCCTAAGGAAGTCAACCCGAATGAATGTATTTCTAATTTGTGGCTGTTCACCAGTAAAGCATTACGTGAAAAATGGTTAAAAGCCGTACAAATTGGCGTAAATGACGGAAGTTATAAACTTGCGACGGAAAAGACGGCAGGCAAAAAGCACTCTAAGCGCATCGAACAGATAGCAAAAGCATTCGGCATTTCTTATGAAGAGGCTGAGGCAAAAATGAGTGCAGTGAAATAAAAGGAAGTAATTGACTATAAAAGCATGTGGGAGAAATTCCACATGCTTTTTTTATTGTCTTAAATGTTTGATATTTTGAAACAGTTTAGGCAATAAGAAAAGCATTTTTTATGCTTTTATGGTGTTTTTATAAGGGAACGACTATATAAATGGACAAGTGTATAAATATGCGCTTGCCTATATGCTCACACGCAACCAGTCTGCCCTTTTTTAGGGGTAAGGCAGGACGTTTCCTCCCCTTTAAAGGGCAGGGTGTAGGGCGTAGGGTATAAGGGCAAGGGTATTTGTGCAGGGTCTAAGGGTATAGTCTTTCCGTATTTTTTAAAGGGAGGGTATAAAAATGACTACTATTAATGCAAACTACCACGTAGAAAATTCTGTAAGGGAATACATTGTCGAATACTTACACGTAACCGCAAAAACTCACTGCTTTAAGGGTATGAGGGTATTGGCAGGGTCTAAGATGGAAGCATTCGAAAAATGCCCTAAAATGACAAAAACTGGCAGGGTAAAACTTGTGGGTGACGTTCTGTCTAATCTTAGAGAGGTTACAAATTTTGGCGGTTCTCTTAAGAGTGATAGGGGTTGCGTCCTGTTTTAAGGGAGGGTATTTCATGGAATTTAATGCAGGGTTTCATAACTACGTAAGGGAGCAGGAAAACAAGTTTTATAGGGAGGCAGACCTCCACCAACGTATACACAATATGCTGGGTTCTCTTAATGAGAGGGAATTAAAACTTGTCTTAGAGTATACCGCAATGGTGTATAAGCAGTCAGAGTATGTCAATTGTTTAAAGCAAGCAGGGCTTGCTTAAGGGTTGTTTCACTCTGCCGCCTTAAGGGAGGCAGGGTGTAAAGAATCCTTAAGGGTTCTAAAAAAGTGTATTAAGGAGGAAATGACTATGAAAACTTATGCAATTATCACAATTGGAAACGTCTTTAAGGAAAGGCTTTCTGCCGCATTAGAGTGCTACAAGCATTTTAATGAAGTGATGGAAGAATTCGTTATTAGTGACTGCGAAGACACAAGCCAATTAAGGAGAGGAATAAATATTGCTCTTTATGGTATGGAATTAAACGCAGAAATTCACGAATTAGAACACGTTCTCCATTCCATTGTTAAAGACGTAGACGAAGCCGACAATTCTTTAAATGAAATTAAAAGGGATTGTCTTAAAAGCGCAGGGTTTACAGAAGAATACTTTAATAATCCTTGCGTATCAGTAGATGGTCTTTTAGGGAAGTTCGGCACTTTCTTGCATAAAGAAGCAGATGTTTTTTGTCATATGCAAGAAAGAATAACTGCAATTGGTAAATTGATTAAGTAATCAGTCTTTTAGGGTTGTTCCACTCTGTTGTCTTAGGGGATGCGTGGTGTATCTCCTTAAGGGAACGGGGTGCGTAGAATCCTAAACATAGGGTTTTAAAGTGTTTTAGTTTTAAAGGAGGAAGAAAAATGACTAATTTTAAGAAGAACGTAACCAATGGCGACGTAAGGGATAACCTTGTTAACTGGATTAGAGAGGGCATCGGTTTTAGCACTCCTATAAGGGATACCGGGATGATGACTACAAGAGGATACTACGGAGGTTTAAGGACTTCTTCTGTTAGTGGTTCTCTTTATAAGGAGGACAACGGACGTTCTGTTTACGTAGTGTATTCTTATGAAACTCCTATTATGAGGGTGCATTTTCTTGATGTCCTTGATAATGGCGTTAACGTCCCGGTAAGTGCAGAAATTGATAATCGTAAATACTCTGCAACGACTGCTAATATGCAGGGTTGGTGCATTTCTGCCTTAAGGGACTTGTTTGGTCTTCCCTATATGCCGCCCGTTGTTGGTAAACGTGGAGGTCTTTACTCACGGCATAACTTTATGTTGGTAACTGGTAATTACTTAAAGGGTTACGAATGGGGCGTTTTAGATTCTGTTACTGGTGAAATCGTTAAGATTAATCAGAAGGGAGACCATTATAACGGAGACACGGAAGGTTACTTCGAATAAAAACAAGTTTGGGTTGTCTTTAGCGACACGGCATGAACGTGTCGCTTATAGAACGTCCAAACGTTCTATAAAAGGAGGAAATGACTATGAAAAAACATCTAATCTGGAGTAACTGGGACTTAGACCTTAAGGACTGGGAGGACTACTTTGAGGAGAACGACTTGTCTGATTTAGATGAGTATGAAAAGTATCGTTGTATAGAGGAAATGAACAACGAATACTTGTATGACGAACGTTATGCCTTTAAGGAAATCGACAAGACCCTTCCCTTTATGACTAACGATTACTACGTAGGGTATAAAATCCTTGCTATTGCTTCCTTAGGGTTGTGGGATGGGCGCAGGACTGCTTATAGGTTCTTTGATTCTTTGGAGGAAGTCTTAAGCAGTGAGTGTGATTATTGCGAATGGTATTGTGATTCGCAGTTACGCTTTAAAGGAGCGCATCACGATGGTTATAACTACTACACTTACGTTCTCTTTAAAGGGGATTCTGATGAATGCTATAACACGGAGGGTGCGCAGAAATTCTTAGACGACCTGTACTACGGAAATCCTATTAGTAAGTCACGTTGGTATCGTTACACAAGGTCTCTTGTTCCATACATTAAGGAGTATTACGGATGGTGATGTGTTGAAAGTTTCCCTCCCTTAATGGGAGGGTCTCTTTGAGTACATCGGTACTCTAAACAAAAGTGTTTTTTCAATAAGGAGGAAAAAGAAAATGACTATTGATGAAGCAAGAGAGGAATTCGAAGCGTTAAGCGAAGAAAGACAAGTCTCATTATGGGGGGAATTCTGCCGTAATAAAGGTTATGATGACGAAGAAGTCTTCTATAATGACGACTACTTCTTTGACAGCATGTTCTCTAAAGGCATCGAAATTGCAAGGGCTGTCTTTTATAGTGGCGACGATTATCGCTATTGCGATAAATATGTGAAATTCACTGCTTATGGCAATTTGAAATCTGCCGCTTACCTTAAAGACCTTGCGGATTTGGACGATGATGAGTTTTTAGAATTCGTGTCTAAGGAGGAAGAAAAATGACTAACAGTAATATGGTAAGTTTCTTAACCAGTCGTAAGAAGGCAGACCTTTACAAGCGTGTATTCGCTTATTGTGGTATTGAGTGGTTCTCTACAGAATACGGAGACAACATCCTCTTTATATGGGAAAAGGATATCGACCCTATAGGGAAAATCGAAGCAATTATACAGTTAGCGGAATATGAGGAGGGTTAAACATGTATGAAAATATTCTTGCGTCTTTAAATGGCAATGATGTTTTTGATGTCCGTACTTTTTTGAAATTCTTAGAGGAACAGGGAATCATCCGCATAAAGGACGGCTCTTACTCCTCTATCGCTGATGCGTTGGAAAAATGGGTAGACCTTATAGATGAGTATGAAAGCGAGGATTAAAGATGTATGTTAGCAACTTTGATATTGCTTTTTATTGTGTTGTGGGTTTCTTATGCGGACTGGCAGTAAGTGCGATTCTCATGGTAGAGGTGTTTTAATAAGTAGTTCTTATACAGGGGACTGCGCTCACTTATGTGAGGGCAGTCTTTCTAATAAGGATTACACCAGTAATTCTTAAACAAGTTTGAGTTTTTATAAAGGAGGAAATGACTATGACTACTACTAAACTGACTGCGAATGGATTAGGTTCTATCGTAATGTATTCTCTTTCCGTGGATATGCACATCCCATACGCTGACTTCTTTAATGAAGCGGAAAAGAATAACGTACCCCTGCATCTGTTACCAATGCCTCTAAGTCCTGTTGGAGCCTTTAAAAGGGCAACAACTGGTCTTAAGGAAACGTTTCAGAAACAGGTAGAACCCATTTTCATTAAGGAAGTCCCCTCTACTCTGCCTAATACGATTATGAGGGCATTTGAGAAACGGATTAAGTCCTCTAAAGAAGACACGATTCGGATGGAAAAAGGAAAGGACTATGTTCCTGTCTATAAACCAATTGTCACCATCATGTTCGATGTTAATACGAATGCACTCACATATCAGTTATTTGAGCCGGAAGGTCGGGACATCTTTAAGAAGGTGGAGGCACGTTATAACGAACTGGCAGGTATGGCTAATATTCAGCAGGTTCGTGCTACTATCCAGTCTGCGTTCCGTTATTATGGGAGCATCCAGTTACGCCATAATGGTGGAGTGAATTTTATTCCTCAGCAAAACATTAAGGAATGGAACAACTTCACCAACTTCTTAGACAAGTTTGATGGCATTGAGATTATGGAACTTAATGTGAGAAATGATTCTCATAATAAGGCAACTTTGAAGAATGCTCTTATTGATGATGTTGGGGATTCAATTGCAGACGAAATCAAAAAACTCAATGGTAAGACCTCTGGTAGTTCTGACTTGTCTAAATTGGTTCAAGAATTTGCGGAGGTTCTTAAAGAGAACCAATCCATTAAGAAAGAGGACAAGTCTGACGTTAAGAAGTTGGGTAAAGATGCCTTGGAATCCATGTTGAACCGCTATAAGGAAACGATGGAAAAGGTAGCGGTTTATAAGGAACTGCTTAATACGGACTTGTCTGTAATTGATTCGCAGGTAGAACTGGCAAAGAGTCAGTTAATGAAACTGGTTGAAGTAGCCGCTTAATCACAATTGAGATGTCTCTTTATGGGGCATCTCTGTGGTGACTAAACGTAGTTGCCTAAAGTGTTATTTATTTAAAAGGAGGAAATGACTATGCGTAAAGTTAACTTGCAGGAAGAAATGCGGAAACTGGAACAGGAACTTAATGGGAAGTACATTAATCGTGGTGATGTTATTCATGGATTAATCGTTACTTTACTGGCAAGGGGCAATTGTGTTCTGTTAGGTAGCGCAGGAACAGGCAAATCTGATTTAGTACAGACTTTGAGTCGTGCTATTACAGGGACTTGTTTTGAAACTATCTTAACGAAGACTTCTGCTCCCGAAGAACTGTTCGGGGCGTATGACATTAAGGCATTGCAGGATGGGAAGTACGTAAGAAATACGGAAAACTCTCTTGTAGATGGGGATGTTGCATTCGTGGATGAAGTATTTAAGTGCAACTCCGCAACTCTTAATGGTCTTTTGGGCGTAATGGCACAGAGAACGTTCCGTAATGGTTCGTCTGCCCCTACCCCGATTCCTTTACAGTTGTTCGTAGGTGCTTCTAACGAGATGCCGGAAGGTGGCGCAGATGGTGCGCTTGCCGCTTTATGGGACAGGTTTGAGATGCGTTTCGTAGTGGAATACATCAAGGATAAAGGGAGTTTCCATAAACTCCTGTCCTTAAACAAGTCTCTTGAACCGAAGACTAAAATCAATGTAAAAGACATTGTTAAGGCAATGGATGAAATTGATAACATCGAAATCGGTGATGCGGAAAACCTTATCGTGGATTTATGGGATGCCATGAATAAGAATGGGTATCGCCTGTCAGACCGTAAATGGCGTAACTCTCTCCGTTACATGAAAGCAAACGCTTGGTTAAACGGACGGACAAGTCTTACGGATGATGACGTACTGATTATTAAAGACATGGCATGGGCAACTCCCGAACAGATTAAACCTATCCGCAAACTTGTCTTTAATACCCTTAATCCTGCACTGGGTAAGGCACAGGACTTGTACGATGCCGTATGTGAAGTTTACTCTGAACTGGAATCCTTTACGGATGACGATGTACAGAATAAGCAGAAGTTTGGTTCTACAAGGGGAATGAAAGCGGCAGAAGTTAACAACAAACTTGTCTCTGCACGTAAGATGATTCAGACCACCATTACGGAGCAGAAGGGCAAGGACACAACAACCTTACAGGGTTATGTAGATAGCATCAACATTATGTTGAAAGGCGTAACTGCTATCCTGTTAGGGAACGTTTGATTGCGAGGCACTGAGAGATGTCCCCTATCTTTAGGGGACATTTCGAATGTGTTCCGTAAGGACACAAGAAAAGGAGGAATTGACTATGAAAAAAGAAATGCAGAACGTCATTCAAGATACGTTCGATGCTTTAACGTGGAATGACCTGCGTAAGAAATCTGATGTGTTAACACAAAAGATTAATGAGGGTCAGGACTTCTTAGACTTGTTTCCCGAACTTGCGCAGGATATATTCGCCAGTCTTTATAAGGGTGAACCTACTCTTACGGAAACTTGTCCTGCTGGGACTGAGTTAAATCGTAAGCAGGTGGAAACTCTTATGGAGTCTGAGCAGTACGATTCCGTTAGGGCATACACTACGTTTGATGACTTCTCTTCTGCCTTGGCGTGTTCTGACGTAATGTCTACTGTCATTCAGAAGTTTAGGGATGACGAAGAGATGCGTAAATTAGCACAACAACAGAACGACGCTAATAAACCTAAGAAGGACGGAGACGATAATGAAGGAGATGGGGACGGCAACGATTTAGGTAATGCCGTAAACAAGTTGTCCTCTAAAATCCGACAGGCGGTCAAGTCTGGTCTTAAGAAAGCGCAGAAGAAGGCAGAAGAAAACGAAGAGGCTTTTGCCGCTTTAGGGTGTGGAACGGAGTCGGCAGAACGTAAGAGCATGTCTTTCGAAGACAAGGAAACTTTGTTAGAACAATACCGCAAGGTAAAAGAGATGGCAAAGTATATCGGTAAATATCGGAACTTGTCTACAAGTGCAAGGGCAGAACGTATCAAGTCTACAAAGACCGAACTGTGCGGTGTTACGATGGGGAACTCCATTACAAGGGCATTGCCGCAGGAACTTGCAAGTTTGAACCATCCTGTATTAAAGTATGACTTCTTCCGTAAGATGCAGGAGCATCAACTCCTGCAATACGAACTGGAAGTTGACGAACCTACAGGGATGGGCAGTATTGTTTGTTTAGTAGACGACAGTGGTTCTATGTATCCCGACTGCGAACCTATAGCACGTGGCGTAATGTTTGGTCTCTTAGAGTGCGCAAAGAAAGATAATCGTAACTTTGCGTGTGACATCTTTGCGTATGATGGTAACGAAGCGAAGTTTGAGATTCCTAATGGGAACTACACTCCTAAAGAAATGATAGAGATGCTTAGCGTATCTTTCATGGGAGGGACTTCTTATGTGAGTCCGTTGAACTATGCAATGAGTGTTATAGAGACGGACAAGTTTAAGAACTCAGACATCATCATGGTTACGGACGATGCGTGTCGTTTGCCGGATTACATGGTGGAAAAGATTGTCAACTTTAAGAAGGAACACGATGTCAAGATTACGATGATTAATATCGGAGGGTATCTTGATAAAGAGGACATCTCACGTTGGGTAGACAATGTGTATACCGATTTAGGGGACGAAACGTTGACGGAGGTGTATAAGAATGTATAAGAGGGGCAAAACGCCCCTCTTATTTGTCGTTGACAAAAGGTTGTTAGAAGATATAACATTATATAAAAGGGAGGATATAAAAATGGCACAGTTAAATGATAACGAAATGAAGATTCAGAGCAATTTAAAAAATGCGTTGGCGTTGATTGAAGAAGCAAGGATTCTTGCTATTAAAGAACGTGGCAATAAAGAGAATCGCCATGCGTGGAAATATCAAGTCATGCCGAATGATTTACTCACCGCCATTAGTTCAATTAAGATTGCACAGCGGAGCATGGAATAAATGGGGTAAAGATATGACCATAAAACTTGCTCACGGACAGGCGTATGTGGAAAAAACTTACGCCGGATGGTTTTTAAACAGCATTATCGTTGACGAAGATTATCGGGGCAAGGGCGTTGGAACAAGGTTAATGAACAAAGTGCTTGAAAGGTGTGGTCGCCCGATTTATCTACTTGCCACCGAAGAATTAGGCGGTGACGCTGGACGGCTTAAAGAGTTTTACAAGAGATTTGGGTTTGTTACATATCGGCAAAAACGTAGTGATGATTTGCCTTATAATGCCAATATGGTTCTGATGATGTAGGGGGGTGTAAAAAATGAACGCATGGTTTGTGGATTATAAGTTACCACAAGATAGTCGTTGGGAGAATTTAAAGGTTTGTGATACTTTTAATGATGCCCTCGACTTCGCAGTAGAAACAAGTAAGAAATATAAATACGTTAAGGTTAGGGCAGTTGATAGAGATAACGATAAGGTTGTCATAAAGATAGAAAAAGAAGAAGGGAAATAAAATTAGGGAGGCGAAAGCCTCCCTTTTTTTATGCCCATTTTCAGTTTATAAACTTGTCTATATGCGCCCACGCCTTAATGTCTTCTGCCGATATCGTTACGTAAGGGTCTCCGCTATAGGGGTAATCCACTTTAAACCTCTTGACTTCACATCCGTCGTAGTATTCCAAAAGGGCATCCTCTATAAACTGGTTACTCTTTCTGTCTGGTATAACAAGGGTATTAACTTTGATGTCTTTGCTATAACAGGCAACCATCTCTCCGTCGCTAATCTTTCCCCTGTAAACATACAGGCATGGTACGTGTAGTAACTTCTCTCCTACTTGATTTACCATGAGTTGATACGCTTCAACTCTTAATACGTCCTTGTTCTTTCCAGTCTTTAATTCGCAGAGCATGGACTATCCATCCCTAACAATAAACAAGTCTGGAGATAAGCGGATAGAAAGAGAAGCATAGTCGTTACTACTTCGGAGGGTCTTTATGGTGTGCAGAGGGAGGTTATGATGGTAAGACAAGTCTGCTACACTATATCCATTGTGCAGACAGAGTTTTGTAAAATCATGCTCAAGATTTACATGGTCTTGTGCGATAGAAACTTCTTGCATTAAAACCTCCCAATTTGTTCCGTAATTCATCCTCCGCTTTATTGACTTCCCTGCCTACGATATGACGGGATATCCCTAACATCTTCGCAATCTCTACGTTCTTATACCCTTGTTCGTGAAGGGCGAATATCTTATCCCTTCTTGTAGTAAACTTGTCTATCGTAGACTGGATGGATTTGTGTAAACGATTCTTTTCCTCTTCCTCTATGATAATCTCTTCGGGACTGTGCGTATACATCTTATCCCGACCAATAACCCTTATACGTTTCTCCCTGTTCTTAATCTTTTCTTTTTGGGAATGCTCCAGTTTAATCTCAAGGTTTTCTATCCTACGTATAAGGTCATCTGCTTCTCCCTAAATCATTCCGTATCCATGACGCTCTGGATGCTCCTCATTGATTTGCTTTTCACGTTCGATGGCATCCGCTACTATAGCCTCCAAAGTGTCGGGGGGTTTATGGTAACGTGGCAATTACTTCGTCCCCGTACTGCCGAGACCACCTTCGCCCCTTTCTGTATCAGACAGTTTCTTTGCTTGTGTTAACTGGACTTGTTCTATCTTAAGGGGCATTGCTTGAGCGATACGGTCTCCCTTTTTAACTACAATAGTTCCTTCGGGTAAGAAACCAAACTTGTAATCGTTCGATACAACTTCGCCATCTATAGTCATATAAGACGGAACGACTCTCAGTTTGGGGTCTTTGGGTCTTGCGTTCTCTAAGAGAACTTTTACTTCTCCTCTATAATCGTTGTCGATTACGCCAACGGAGTTGGCAAAACGCAGTGGCGTTTTAGAGGATATACCACTACGGGGGTAAAGCATAATCCCATAACCTTCGGGTGGTTCAAAGGAAATCCCAGTGCCAACTACTACAGTCTCTCCCGGTTTAATGATGGCATCCTCTGCCGCATATAAATCAAAACAAGAAGAGTCTTTCGTAGCGTACTTGGGGGTCTTTAACCCGACCCCATTCTTTTTATATTTCAGTTCTAACATTACTCCACCTCTTTTCTCCCTTAAATTCTATATTATTAAACTTGTCTAACATTCTGTCTGCCGTAAACACAAGCGGATTTGAATTGAATATCAGCACTTGATTAGACGATGCAGGGAAACATCCTTCTTGCCTAAGACCTTCCATATACTCCCCTGCCTTAACGATATCGTAGTAGTTCCATACCCATTCTGGAATCTTGTCGGGGTGGCATCCAGTAAACAACCATTTAAACTTGTCTGACCAGTAATTGCCTACCTCTCTTGAAAACTCTTCTGCGATACTGCCGTTCTGACATAAGAGGTCTCCACCACTCACGTAAATATTCTGTACTAAATCGGGGAACAAGTCTGTCCGTTCTGCCTGTTCCTTAATGAAGTCATGGATATCTAACGTCTCTCCTACGTCAAATGGTTGGGTCTCTGGGTTGTGACACCCAGAGCAACCACGATAACATCCTTGTACGTAAATCTCAAATGCTTTATTCTTTATGGAGAACTCCGTCCCCGCTATCCGTATCCTCATTCTTATCCCTCACAATCTCTAATATGTTATACCTGTGTCCGAAGGAGTGTTCAAAGCGTAAGGGTTTAAATAAGAACTCACACTTTAACATCATCCCCAAGAATGTAATGTCCGAAGGTCTATCAAGGTCTACGTAAAGATATTGCTTGTCGTCTTTAACAAAGAGTCCGACTTGTCTCTTATAAAGGTGCAGAAAGATTTCTTCTGCGTCTTGTTCAGTAATATTCTATAAGACAAACTTCATTACACTAACTCCACTCTCCAAACTTCTCTTCTATACCTTCCGTTTCTTCAATATACAATGCTTTAGTATTTACCATTTCTTCCAATATGGCAATCCTTGTGTCTATTGCTTCAATCCTATCCCACAGTCTATTAAGGTCTTCCCTAATGGAACCTGTCCCACTTGTGACCCCACCTGCGCTTGCACAGGAATTAAATTTTCCTGTATAGAGATTAAACTTTATAGAATTTTCTATCTGGGAAGTCATGTTCTCTCCTTGTCTTATGCCAGTTCTTGCTATTGGTTAAGAATCCAACAACACGTGTAAGTTTATCCGTAATAGGTTTACCACATTGCGGACAAGTTTCTGCATCCCTACCTACGCTAATGTGACCATCCTCGCAGACATTCAATACATAGTTAACTGCTTGATAGATAACGCCCTTCTTGATAGAGGTGCAAACAAGTTTCTCTAAGTCTTCAACGTTCTCAATCTGTTCTGCTACGTTAAGATGAAGGACTGCTCCTCCAGTCATAAGGTAATCGAACATGCCTTGTAATAGGATGCGGTTCAACATATCTGTCTGTACAGTCAGAGGGATAAACTGGTTAGAGTACAGTTCGTACCTGTCATTGTATCCCATAATCTTATCTGCCTGTGCAAGTTTGATAGCAGAGTTTTCAGAGGGGGTCTGCTCACAGTTATGGGGATAACCGAACCTTTTCTCTTGCGTCTTGTTTACTTTGTTTACGGTGTCTAAGATATCGAAAACCAAGTCCTGTCCACCAACCTTAAGGATGTCTTCCCCAAGGATTTCAACTGCTTCGTTGATGCCATTAAGACCGCATGTAGAATACTGCTTCTTTAAGTCCATGAATCCAAGACTGTATAAGGGGAGGTTTCCGTTTTCGATACGCTTCTTAATGACGTATCTCTTCGTAGCGTTAATCTCTGCGCACATCTTAACTCTGTCTACCAATTTGTTGATAAACAAGTTCTTTGCGTCACCGCCATACATGTGCGCTTCATGCCTTGCTTCGTATGCAATGCGAGGGAGGTTGATTGTCGTTACGGACAGAGAACCTATCTTAGTGCCACCTGCACCAAAGGAGTTGAACCATTCATGGTCTGCTTCGGAACGGAGTCTGCAACAAGAAGACAGTGTAGAGGTAGAGCCAGAGTAATAATTCATCCAACCATACTTAAGGTTCTTTTCACAGACAAGTCTCATAAAATCCATGTCGTAAACATTGTGTTCATCATCTACGGAGAAACATGCCGTTGTTACGGGGAAGGTACAAGGGGTCTTGTCTAACGTTTCATTCATAACGTCCATGTACATAACCTGCAACTTCTTTACTGTCTCTACGTTAGGTTGAGAACCATCGGGGAATCTATATTCTCCGCACATCTTCTTTAAGAAGTTGTCATCAAACAGGGAGACGTTAGTGAACGCACTCTGATGACCACCACGGAAGGGTTGGTTTACTGAGAAAATAAAGGACTGAATCTGTTGCTTAACTTCTGGGTCTGTAATTGCGCCCACGCTAATCTCTTTATCGTAGAAGTAAGACATGCAGATAAGGAAGTCTGCCAGTCCTACCGCCCCTGCTACGCTATTGCTTGCATACGTAACGAACTGAATCATCTGGTTCACATAAGAGGACAAGTGCCGGGGTGGTAACGACTTAATCTTGTTTACAAATGGGAGTCCATTAAAGACCACATCTAAACAAGAGAAGTTAAAGCAGTACGGAACGACTGCGAACTTATGGAAGTCGTTGATATACAAGTCCTTAAAGAACTGCGCCCTACACAGGTCTTCTGCCCTGTCAATGCCGAAGAGTTTCTTGCCGTATTTCCATAACAGGTAATAAGCGTTTACACGGAACAGGGGTTTAGGAACTTCTGCTTCGTAGGCAATAACAGAGACATCATCTACATTTGCATTAGCGTCTACAGATACATCTGCGGTTGCCTGTTCTCTTTTACCAAAGAACTTCTTAGAGAAGGCACTCATATCGGTCTGCTTGCCGATGCCGTCAAGGGTGGCAAGTTCTTTATAATTGGGGTAGTCTTGAAGGGATTCGAAGAATGAATCAAACAAGTCTCCGTAAGAGAAATCAATTTTCATGTTCAATCACCTCTTCTTCCCCACCTTTCAACCATTCATAGAAAGAAGAGAGGGCGAATATTTTTAAACCCTTTGCCGCAGAGATGTCTAAGACGTTCTTGCAAGCCATCACGTTGTCATACTTTTCACTACGATAAATGACGATGTTCTCTTCGTCCGTATAGATGTCCTTGATGACTTCTGAATCACGGGATACTAATCTGCCACGGGACTTAGGGGATACGATTCCGACCACCTTATAAACTTTCTTGCCGGACTTGTCTTCGTAATTATCGACATACCAACCACATACATCAATTGTTCTTACTGGTCTTTCAGTTATTATCAGCATTAAACTTCCCTCCGATTTTTAATGCAGTCTTATATTTAACTGCAAAATAAAATTCTCTTTTACCATACTCTTTCATTGCGACTATATCAGATTCATCTTGATTAAACCACTTAACCAGAGTTCCGCATCTTGCCGCATTAATCTTGATTCCTCCTTCTGGGAGGACTCCCTCTTTACAGAGGGAGATAAACTCTTCTTGTGTTAAGACGTGGCAGAGGTGTTCTATATTCTTAACGTGCCACGGTTTGTTATGCCTCATACCTACTACGTATGCAGGTAACTTTTGACGGGACTTGACTTCTACACGAACATCTTTCTTGCCGCAATGTATCAGAACATCTCCACGCAACTTGTCTACGCCAATGTCTTTTAATGCTCCAGACATCCTAACTCTCTCAGATGGAATTCCGTTTTCGTTTAAGAACCTCTCAAGTTGTTTTTCCGTAGTATATCCACGGTGTTTACTGTTCCTCCCCATCCGTTGTTTCGGGGTCATCTCCGACGACTTCATCTTTGACACTATCTTCCACCACCTTTTGAGGTATTTTTACGTAGAGTCCGCAGATACATTTCCCATCTTCACGATAGAACTTACATGGACACATCGTATCTTCTGTCTGGTGTGGCTGACACGGGCAGTACCCACCACGTTCTAACAATGCGTCTAACAAATGTTCTCTTGCGGAGTCGTTAGGATTAAACATATCTCCTTCTTTAGGTGCCATAGTGGTATGCCACGGAGTCTTTAATCCTACGCCATTTGGGGTTCCAACTAACTGATACTTGTTAGACTTGTCTGCCAGTTCAGCATAAAGCCTTGACAAATACCATCCTGCTTTTTGTACATCTTCGATGCCACCTTTTTCTTCGTACCGCCACAGGTACTTAATGACATTCGCTACACATACTGCTTCGAAGGGAGGTTTATTAATTGTTGCCGCCTTAAGTGCATCTATGCACTCAACTCCTCCCTACGTATAATGTGACGGGTGATTTACCATGTCTGACATTATTCGTCCTCCTTTAAAAGAAAGTCTGGGTTAATAACCTTAAAAGAGATGTGTTGTGCTTCGTTCCGGCACACGATACCTTCACGTTGTTCCTTGCCATCACGATACAGACTTGTTCCTTTTGCGTATTCAACAATATCTTGAATCTCCCATTCCGTAGGGATGATTTTGTTTTCCAAGAATGGAACACAGTTCAGACTTGTAGGTTCTAAGGCATTCTTCATCTGTTCATAAGGCAGTCTCTTATGGTTGATGATAAGATTGAACGGCATGAACATGAATCCAGAGAGATGGTATTTGTTCTTCTGAATACTATACCCGATAACCTCTCCCTGTAATACATACAGACCTTTGTTGTTCCCGAATCCTGCAATGTTGCGGAGAACTTCTTCAATGTGGTTTTCTTTTGCCACTGCCCAGTACGGAGAGTCATCTTCTTTAAGCAACCACTTGTTGCGACTACATACACCAAACTTGCCATCATGTAAGAAGTATGTTGCGGAAGTACCGTCCATCTTTTCCGTAATCGTTAAGACAACGCCTTTCTTTTTGATGTCTTCAAAAAGAATCGGGAGGTTCTGTATGCGTTCTTCGTCCGTCTTTTTAATGAAGGAAGGAAAGTCGTCTATAGACTTGTGTTTACGAATCCACCAATTACGGATAAAGGGGATGCGCTTAAAGGGTTTCAACCACCAAGGGAACTCTACTTTATGTCCCTGCCCTAACTTCTGATACCACACTTTTTCTTTTGCCACTTCGGGGTCATACTTCGTGATGCCAAGAATACCAGTAACATCTTCTCCCTCAGAGAACTTTTCCCAGTCTGGAATCATTCCATCGAAAGTTTTCATTGGTAATACCAATCCTTGAGAGACTTGTCCACGTAACTTGATGGTCTTGACTCTGTATTTGTACTTCTCCATAAAGGAGAACTCTGGCTTCGGAGGTAATACGGAATCAATCTCAATGTAGATTACCAAGTCCCCTACTTTGAATCCGTCAGACTTGTTTACTACACACTCCCATCCGTCGATAACCGCAACCTCTATACGGTCTGCATTAGGGATGGGTCTTAACTCTTTAATCTTTCGTATTGTTGCTAAATGTCGTGCCATTACTTACCTCCCCGTGTTGCGATTATATAGAACGTGACAGTGACCATCACTAAAAGAAGCGAAGGTAACATTAGTAAAAT